CGCGGAGAGTTTGTCGACCATGGTCTCGCCGAGCACCGGCGACCTCTCTCCTCTAACCGCCGTACCCGCGTTCACCGGTTCCGTCGCCGACTCGAAGGTTGTAGAACCTTCGTGCCATACCTCCAGCGTCAGGCGGTCGCCGATCCGGGTCTTCGCCGCGGTTGCGTCGTCCCATGGCACGTACAGAAACGAGTCGAAAGGATTCACCGAATGATGCTGGCGCAGCAACAGCTTCATCACGTCTTGACCGTCGCCCATCCGTATCCGCTCGATCCCGCTAACCTCCATCGTCACACTGACTTGCACCTTCTGCGATCCCGCCATACCATCTCTCCTCGTGCCGGATTCACCGACGCACGAACCGTTTATACCAGCCCGCGCGGAGTATGTCAAGTGCTAAGTTTAGAGTGACAGTGGCGGGTGTCTACGCCAACCAGCCTAGATGGCGTCTACCGCGCATTTAGCCTGTGGAGTCGTAGGGGGAGGGTAGGAAGTTTTTCACGGGGCGTTAACTTTTCGCTTGCAATTTGTGCTAGCCTGTGTTCAACATTCAGTTCCTCACCACGGGGAAATTGATGAAAGTCGAGCCGGGTTGCGGTGCCTGACACACTGCGGCCCATCGACCCTTGTCAGGAGGGTTACACTTGTCTACCATTCCGCTCGTTCCAGACCCCACCGATCCCAGCCTTTACACTCCCCAACACATCGATCTTTCCGCCAACTGGTACGCGCCGCCGACTCTCCAACACGGCCTGACGCGCGACGACTCCACCGGTCGCATCCAGATCAAGCCGGAGATCGCCGCCGAGCTGGAGCCCAAGACGCTGGCCCGTGCCAACCGGCTACTGGCCGCGGATCGCGCTTCCGAGGCGAATTCCCTCGCCGGCTGCTCTCACATCCACAATGTTACGTCGCATTGCGCCGCCGGCCACGAGGCGGAACACTCTCCCGTGGTATGCGGGAAGCCGATGCTGCACGAGCCGTGCGCCGCGCCAAAAGCCCGCATCAGCAAGTTCCGCTACGAGCATCCGCGATTGCACGCCCACTTGGCGCAATCCTCCATTCAAGTGTTCACGTTCGAGTTGCCAGATGCGCCAGGAGATCGCCGATTCAGCATGGTGCGTGGGCGAGAATTGTTCCGCCGCTTCGCCAACACCTTCGATGGCGAACACGGCTGGCAATGGCTGGCTGCGTTTACGCCACGATTCGACGGCACCATGTTCCACGTGATCCACGAGGGCGATCGATTACCGTACTGGCCTGAGCTCAACGCGCTATGGAAGCGCATCGCCGGGCCCGCCGCCACGCTTCGCGTTCGTACCTACGACGACCGGGACGGGGACACGCAGGAAACCGGCTTACGGTTAGCCAACAGCGGATTCGTCGCGTACTGGGAGTCCGTCGGCGCGCGCGAGCTGGAGTTGAGCGCCGAATTCCGCAATGAGGATCTCACTGCGCTATATGGCACGTTTCGCGGATTCGAGCACGGAGACGGCGAAACGATCGAGGAAGATACGCCCGAACTGCCAACGTGTTCCGTATGCGGGAGGCGGCACATCCGACAGCACATGCTGGCCACCGTGCGAGAACTCGCCGAGCGATTTGACCATATAAGACCTACCAGTTATGGCCAAAGGCAACGGGCGACGATGGCCGCGCGGAGATATTCGACCGTTTCGCCCTCGCCGCCGCCCTGGTGACGCGTCCCGCGCCCCACTCGACCTGATTTCCACACGATCCACAGGATACTCACGGCGGCAGCTATGATCGCTATGGCTTGTGGGATGCCCCGCGCCGCAACTCCGCTACATTGTTCCCCGCCGCGGCACCGGAGTCCACGATCCCGGTCCATTCCACGGCCGTGGCCATCCTGCCATGCCCACGACGTCGCAAGGCCCACGGGATCGCCAGCTTGATCCCCGCGCCGCCGCCGAAGAACGCCACCTGGCCGGCGGTCGATCCCACGAACGGCCGCGCCAGAGGATTGCGCTCGAAGTGGCCGGGATCGCTGAGTCCGCGATGCGTCGTCCACGCGTCGGCGCCGGAGGATGCCAGTTGGAGCACGATCATCAGCAACGCGTGCTTGGTCATCGCCGCCACTCCTCCCACAACCTCACCGCTACCAGTGCCACCAGCGCCACGAAGCAGACTCCCGCGCCGATCATCCCAGCACCGCGGTCTCAATCACAGGATTACAGATCTCACACGTCGCGCCCTTGGGACACGGCCACAGACGATGAAACTTGACCACTGATAGGTTGTAGTCGTCCTCGTTCCACGCTGTCCGTCCAGCCTTCCGCATCTGCTGGTTCGCGGCATCCTTGGCCGATGCCATAGCCAGATCGTAGGTTATCGTGATGGCCCGCGTCATCCCAGCACCGCGTCCAGGATGCCGCACAGCGTCGCCACAGCGCCCGCCACGAGCACGATGACGACTCCGACGTCCCAAAGCGTCCACGGCGCTGGCTGGCGGCACTGGCTCCGCGGCGGACGGCGTTCACAGTTCCATGCGAGTGACATTTGTTGGTTTCCTCCTGCCTCCGTTGATCTAACTGCTACCGCGACTCCAGTTATGTGCGTTCGACGCTTAGCGCACCCAAATATTCCCCGCAATAAACCAACACCCCATACCCGTTATGAATTTCCACATGGCATAGAGAGTCTTTATCCTCGGAGTGCGAGAGTGTGATCGTGGAGCATGGGAACTGGGACTGCTGAAAATAACGCACCCTGCCCACATCGGCTTGCGTCATCTTCGCTTCTCCTCTTGATTCTTGGATTCTGTAATTTCACAGCGATGTTTCGGATTCTGCATAAGCTCCGAAAGACAATATCCGCAATAAGCTGCACTGAGGCTATTGGCAGGCTTGCCACAACCTAAGCAAGTTCCAAACTTCGCGTATTCCCAAGCCAAAGTCATAGTTCCACTTCGATTTTCGGGGCGAACCCGGACAAGTCCTCGGCCCGGAACGCATTGCCATTGGCGTCGTAGTACCATGCCCGCTTGCGGCCTGTCGGATAAGCAATGCGGACAACGGTCACATCGGGTGTCTGAAACGGCCTGCCGCTAGCCTGTACACATCCAGCGAAAACTTCATCCTTCATCCGATAGCAGCCATTCAACTTAATCAATTCCGCTTTCATCGCTTCTCCTCTTGATCTAACTGGCCGGACTACAGCTTGAAAGTAAGGTTGTAGACTTCGCTGCCATCGGTGAGCTTTTCGCATTCAAGGCGCACGGTAATCGGGCCGCCAGTGATGTTCACAAGCTCGTTGTCGATCTGGTGCAGGGCATTGTTTGACATGCGATCCAGCACTCCGCGCAACTCACGGAGGCTGATAACTTTGTGCTGCTCAATTGCTTGCGTCATAACCGTCCCTCCCGATTGATCTAACCGTTCATGTGCCAGCCAATCCTGCGACGGACTGACACATCGGCAGTTAGTCCAACGTCTGCCGGATTACGTCCAACGTTCCCTGCGTGCTGCTGTGGTCACTGTCCAGGCGCTCAATCGTCGCCTTGCAGATTGTAAGCGCGTTTCGCATCATCGGCTCGGCGGAGAATACGAACACGTAACCGTTCTTTAGCGATCCGCCAACTAAATCACGGCCCCATCCCATCTTGGCGCACAGCGCCTCGGCGGCCTTGCGGTGCACAGCCTCGCCGCTCAACTCGTACGGATAGCCGATAGTTATCCTGTTTCCATCTTCGTCTGAGGCGATAATGCGCGATCCGCGTGTATCGGTTGGCCCTTTGTACTTCGTCTTGATTGCTTTCATGTGGTTCTCCGCGTTTAACGTCCGCCCGACGATCTAACCGCTCAACACAGCGCCAATGTCGCCACGGACGCTGTGCTCGGCAGTTAGGCAGATTGCGAGGTCTGGTCTGCCGAAACCTGGTCGCTCGAAGCGATAACGAGCATGCACGCGCACGAGGCGCAATAGTGAGCTTTGTACTTCAAAGATTTGCGGTCGGAGTCGGAGTACATCTGATTGCTGGTATGGGAGATACCGCACGAAGCGCATTGCGCGGTGAAAGTGTTTCCTTGAATCTTGGTGAACTGCCTAACGTTTGTCATTTCCAGACCTCGCATTGAATTTGTGTCCCGATTGATCTAACGTGTATACGCGTCCAGGTCCAAGTAAACCTGCTTACGTGGCTGGTCCAGATGCGCCTTGATAAACTCACCCAGCGACCATTGCAGTCGTTCCCAGCGCGACGGCACATGATCCAATCCCGCCAACGCGGTACGGCTCACGCGCCACAAGTCCAACAACTCCGTCTCATACCATCCCTTGCTCATTGTCGGCCCCCGATTGATCTAACTGACATGCACACTCTACCGCGACCTTACACGTGTGTCAAGTAAAAAGTAGCGTAACTTGCGAAATAAATCGCTCTGCACTGGCGGATATCAACGTTGATACCCAGTGGCCAGCCGGTTGCATCTCCTCCGTGCCGATGTGTGCCATAGACTTAGTAGGGATTATGGGGATACTTGGCATGATCCTGATAGGGATAGTAGGGATTGAGTGGCGGTGGCAGGGATGCCAGGGATGGCGGGGGAGTGGGATCGAGTGCCGCCGTCTCAGACTGAGACTACTGCGTCTCAAAGTGAGACGGGCCGTGAGCGCCGCGACCGCGCCGCCCTTGTCCTCGCGTAGTCCCCTTGTCCCACACCCGCGCCCAGTCCGGCCCAGGTCGTCTCGCGTCCCACGACGGCGCACCCTCCGTCGCTGAGCCACGATCCTCCCGCACCGGGCGGCGACGTAACAATGTTACAGTAACGTTACCCCACGCATCCCTCGTCGGCGGCGCCGGCCGCGGCCCCGGCCGAGTTGTCCGCAGGAAGGGGCGGCTCTCGGACGGAGACATCCCCCCACTCCCCCTCGCGTCATTCTCACCAATTTTATTTTTGTAATTTTGCCTGGAGCCTGCGACGCCGGGCGGCCGGGAGGAGGGAGGGAGGGAGGAGGAGGGATCGACGCGAATCATCGATCTCGTTCGAACGGTCGCGTCGATCCCACTTCCGGGGAGGGAGGAAGGGGGGGTGGGCCGTAAAGTTACGCTACATTCACCTTGACACCGCGTTCCAGCCCGTGTTACGCTGTCCTCCATGGCACCGGCTATGCTCCTCGCACTGATAGCTATCGCGTTGATTCTAGGCTGGTTGCTGGTTTTGGTGCGAGAATCGTTCCGACGATCCGACCGCCTGCTAGACACGCTGCTCCACTTAGGGTTCCTCCTCGCCCGCATTCCCACAACGCTACAAATCTCACAGATTCAAGGAGCTACGATCATGGCCATCAACGGAATCACTCTCGGTTCGGCGGGCACATTCGCCGAGACCCCTACCCCCGCGGGCACCATCTTCCCCGCCGGGACGACCTTCACTTGGACTTCGGACGACACCAACGTGACCCTGACACCATCGGCGGACGGGACATCGGTGACCGCGCAAACGGTCGCCACAGACACCGCGACGGCGTTCAATCTCACGTGTACATCCTCGTTCACGCCGCCGGGCGCGCCGTCGCCGGTCGCGGGCACCGTGTCCGTGCCGCTGCTTCAGCCGACTCCGACGGGATTGGAGATATCCCAGACCGCATGAGCAACGCCGACCGCAGCTGGCCTCGTGACGCGCTGGGCAACGTACTGCGCAAGGGCGACCTGATCCGGGCCGCCCTGCCGCAACCCGCGATGAACTTTCGCGTGGTCGATGTGCGCCCGGCATCGACTGTGCTGTCGCCCGGCCCGGAGGGAGCGATCGCCATGAACGGCGCGATCACGCTCTTGGCCAATGTGACCATGGAGTTCCCGGAGGGGACGCAACTGGGCGACATCTACAAGCTGGTACAGCCGGAGCCGGAGCCGGGATCGACGATCAAACAATGACGCTGGCCGACGCACAACTCGACGCGCAACGGGCGTGGGAACTGGCGTCCGAGGAGGACGCTGACTCTCGGCTGTGGTCGGCCCTGCGTGCGTCGCCGACCCGCCAGCTCCCGCTGTGGTGCCGCCGCTGCGGCTACGGCCGCCTGTTCGGCGAGTGGCGGCCCTACCGCAACCCGCATCCGACTTCCTGCCCGAACTGCCACTCCTCTTACTGGGATCGGCCGGGCGTGCGCGCCAACGCGCGGCGACCCTCGCGGATCGCGCCCGCGACGCAGGAGAAGATGCGCGCCGAGGCGGTCGCGCGCCGCCGTCTCTACCGCCACAAAGCCAAAGTGCGGGAGCTGGAGGCCGCGCTGCCGCGCCGTGCCGTCGAGGAAGTCACGACGGCGCTGGAGATGGACTCGCTGCCTGTGCCGGATGCACCTCAGACGCCGCCGCGGATCGCCGCCGCGCCGCCGCCGAGGCCGCACCTGCGCCGGACAGTGCCGCCGCCGCCGGGATTGGATGAACTGGAGCGGGATGGAGGGACGCGATGACCCTCGCCACCACGCCGACCTCCGCCATCACGACGACGCCCCGCTTCGACCGGATCGCCGCCGACCGCTGGGAGCACTGGGAAGGCCCGGTGACGGTGTGGCTGACAACACTGCCATTCCATTATGCGGACTTTGGAATATTCCCTCTTGAAAAGGCGCGACAGGCCCACGCAAGATGGCTGGCCTCCCTCCTGGCCCGCGGCCTCCCTCTCCGTGTCATCCGCCGCCTCGCCCTCGACGACCCTCGACTCTCCCGCGCCGCGCTGGAGGCCAAGGCCAACGACTATACTCAACGACGACTACGAAGGAGCACCACCCATGAGCCCAACGAGCAGGGAGCTGGTTAGCAACAAGGCGCTGCAAGGGACGGAACTCTCGCAAATAATTCTCGCCGACGTGGCGCGGATGTTGCAGGATAACGGTTTACTTTCCGGCCAGACCGCCTACCCGCGCATCGCCTACGAACTCCGCCTGACCCTGCACCTCGGCCTGCCCGCGATCCCGGTCTCGGTGGACGCGGTGCGCTCCCGGCCCGCCGCCGACGACGCGGTCGCTCGGACGCCCGCCCTCGCCGCGCTGGAGCCGGGGCCGACGCTCGCGCCGCCGCCACCAACGGACGACGCCACCTCCGTCGCCCCCGACGGCCCCGACGCCGCCCCCACCGTGTTCCAATCGACGCAACTCGTCCGCGATATCGACTCCCCCAACCTGGCCCGCATCGAGCACTCGCTGCCGATCGAAGTCACGACGATGGGACAGGACGGCCATTCGACGGAGCGCCTCGTGCAATACCACCCGTCGGACATTGGTATGGCCGCCAGCGCGGAGTTCCCGCTGCCCGATCTCACGGACGTGACGCCGGAGATGCGGCGCGAACTGGGACTGGACTGACGCCATGTATTCCACACCCGTAGGCCGCGCTATCGTGTGGCTCAAGCGCCTCGCTGGCCACGCCGCCCGCATTGCCGACGCGCTGGAGCGTGCCCACCCGCCGACGCCAACGCTGGCGCGACGGCCTGCTGAGTTCTCCGTCGCCACGCCGGAGGACTTCGAGCGCGGATTCGACGACCGGGGCCGCGACGAGGGAGCCAGCCGGTGAGCCCCTTCGCCTCCACTCCCGCCTCCCGCGACCGCCGCGCCCGCGCCTACCTGATCCTCGGCGTCGATCCCAAGGCCGTCGACGACGCGCCGCGAATCTCCTCCCTGATCGCCAAGGTCGGCGGCGGCCTGCCTGCCGTCCTCGATGCACTGCGCGCCTCAGACCTCCCGGAAGCGCGCCATTTCGTCTCCAAGTACGACAATCCGCTCCTGCCGGCCTACGTCCGCCGGACTCTCCCCGTGGAAGCGTTCTCAGTCGCCGCCGGCCTCTCCCCCACGCGGCTGTGGGGCGTCATCGCCGAGGTGATCCGGCTCCAGAAGGCGCAACTGGGCGCGATCAAAGCTGCGGAACGCCACGAGGCCATCGTCGCCGTGTCCTCCGCCGTCGCGGAGACGCCGGAGGGCGTGGAAGACAGGATGGCCCATCTGAAGCACATGGGATTCACGCCGTCGCCGAAGGGATCGACGATCAACATCGGCATCAACGCATCGGCGAACGCCTCCGCCGCGGCCAAGTCCGACGCCACCTCCCTCGCGTCGCCGGAGGACACGATCCGGCGCATCGTCGAGCGCCGCCAGCAGGCGTCGGCAGCGCTGGCGTCCGCAGCGACGAAAGAGTTGCCCGCGGCGACCGCGTCCACCGTCCCGCAGGCGTTCATGCCTCGCGGCGACGCCGCCCGCGTCCCGGTGATGGTCGAGCAGGAATACGTCGAGTCCGAGTCCGACGCCGAGGGCGACGAGTAGCCCCCGATGTACCACCCCGACAAAGTCGCCGCCCGCATCCGCACTGAAGTCGAGGGCGTCTTCGGCTTCGTCCCCGTGCGCCATTCGATCGACGAGATCGAGGCGTTCGAGACGTGGCTCACCGACGAATCCCGCTACATCCTCGACGCCGACGGACGCCCCTGCGGCACCCAGCATCTCGACGCCTGGGAGCGCCAGTGGATGCTCAACGAACGCTGCCTGGTCATGTGCGACGCCGACTACGCGGTCACCCGCTACGGCTTCGTGATCGACGAGGAAGGGGTCATCCGGCGGTTCGCGTTCCGCATCGCGCAAGCCATCCTGTTCGGCATCATCGGTGACCTCGAATCCCGCGACGTGGCCATCGAAATTATGATCCTGAAGGCCCGCCAGCTGGGCATGACTACCGTCGTCGAACTCCTGATCATGCTCCGCATCGTGTTCTCCTACGGCGTCAACGCGGTCATCGCCTCCGCCGACCAGGGGAAATCCCTGATGATGGCCAAGAAACTTCTGATGGCGTACGACATGCTTCCCGTGTGGCTGCGGCCACAATACACCGCCCGCGTCGAGTCCGACCGAGGGAAACTGGAATTCGGCTCGCTGAACTCCGGCGTCTCGATCCAGCACGGCAACCAGATGTCGGGCATCGCGCGCGGTGCCACGCCGACCGTCTACCATCTCTCCGAGTGTGCCTCGTTCTCGAACGCCGCCGACCAGATCGAAGCCGCGTTGTTCAAGGCCGTCCACCCCTCGCCGTCCATCTTCGGCATCCTCGAATCCACCGGTGAGGGCGACGTGGGCTGGTGGGCCGACACCTGGCGCTTCTCGAAGTCCAACTTCGCCGAGGGCCAATCGCGCCTGCTGCCGCTGTTCCTGCCGTGGTTCGTGGGGCTTGACATCTACCCGAAGCCGGCGTGGCTGCGCGCGCACCCGGTCCCGCCGGACTTCCACTCCCGCCGCCTCCCGGATACGCGGGAGCACGTGGCCAAGGCCGAACTCTACGTCCGCACGCATGACATGATCCGCCGGCATCTGTGCGCGCCGCATCCCACCCTGCCGCCTGACAAACGGTCGTGGTGGGCCGACGGCTCGATGCCACTGGAGCAACAATATTATTGGGAAATCGGCCACGAAGAGGCCAAGGCCAAGGGGCTGGAGTCCACGTGGTTTCAGGAAATGGCAGGTGACGACACTGAGGCCCTGCAACGATCCTCCGAGTCCGTGTTCGGCTATGACGTGATGGATCGCGTTGACCGCGCCCGCAAGCGCGACTACGCCGTCTACGGCATCTCCGGCCAATCCATCGAGGACGAGTACGAGCCTCCGCCGGACGACATCGACTACGGCTCCTCCTCCGCGCCGCGCCCGCGCATCCCGGTCACGTTCCGCTCTCCGCGTGGACCCGTCTACAACTGGGAGCTCATCCCGCTCCTCCACGACCACGCCCGCGTCGACGCCTGGCGCCACTCCAATCCCGACGCGTTCTGGGACTACGCGCAGGGCAAACTGTTCGTGTGGCACCCGCCGCGCTCCGGCGTCGACTACTCCATCGGCATCGACACCGCTGGCGGCACGGGCAACGACTCGACCGTCATCTGCGTCACCGAGATCGCGCCCCGGCCCGGCCTGCCCGACGTTCAGGCCGCCGAGTTCCGCTCCTGCTACGTCTCGCACGTGCAGGCGTTCGCGTTCGCCATGGCCATCGCGTCCTACTACGCCGCCGCCATGACCGATCCCGGCGCGCTGCACCATCAGCCACTGGTCGCGCCGGAACAGGTGGCGTCGGTCGGCGACGTGGTCACCACGCAGATGCGCCAGATGGGATACGCGCGCATCTTCCGCTTCCAGCGCTACGACTCGGCCAAGTCCACCAAGTCCAACAAACTGGGCTGGTACACGTTCGGCTGGTCGCGCCCGATCCTCATCGGCTCGTTCATCGACGCCATCCGCAACGGCTGGTACGAGCTCAACTCCCCGTGGACGCTGCACGAATGCGAGCACTTCGAGTCCCACTCCACCGCCAGCGGCAAGATCAAGCAGGAGCACGAGGACGGCGAGCACGACGACGGCATCTTCGCCGCCGCCATCTCCATCGAGATCGTGCGCGGCAAGCAATCCAAGACCGACCGTACGGCGAAACGGTTCATGGGCGACGCCAACGCCACCCGCCTGCCGCCGATCGACATCTCGCCGTCGGCAGGCGCGCGCTTCCCCACCGCGTCGCTCGATGCCTACCGACCTTTGACGTTGGACGAATTGTGATCGTGTGATAACGTTGCGCTGAGGGACGACGACCGATGGCCATTCATCTCCGCTACTTCGAGCGCCACGACGGCACCATCCTCCTGCCGCCCTCCGACGACATCCCCTGCCCCGCCGATTGCATCGACCGCGAGGCCAACACGCTCGCCGAGGTAGACGCGCTGCAACGCCGGCTCCAGCAGGCCACCTACGCCCGCTGCCAGCGCGAACTCATCGCCGACGAGCAGGCGTTCGCCATTGCCCGATCCGAGGTTGCGTCCCGGCTCTCGGCGCGCATGGCCTCCTCCGCGACCACGCCCTACGAGAAAGACTTCCTGCGCGAATACGTCAAGCTGCGCGAGGAGAAGCGTGACAAGTACCGCGCCAGATTCGCGTGCGACCGGGCGTACCTGGAACTCCGCGAGAACGACCACCCGCGCAACGCGGAAGAACTCCTCGGTGAATCCCTATGATCGACCAAGCCTTCATTGACTCTCACGCGGGCGCGCAACGCATCCTCGCCGCCGGGGAGCTTCTGCCCGACGGCTCCTTTACCTACCGGATCTCCGACACCTGCGACGCCGCGGAACACGCCCTGATGGAGTCCCGCCGTGCGGAGGCCGAATCGACTCTCCGCGCCGACCCACAACCTTCCGTCCTGTGGCTGGACTGGGTGCCCCGGCGATGAGCGTCGACTCTCCCCGCAACGACGGCAAACTCCACGAGTGGCAGTGCCCGCCTGCTGCCGCGCCGCCGGAACGCCGCCTCGGCTGGCTCAACGAAAACACCGAATCCGGCATGGACTGGCTCAAGCGCCAGCGCGGCCACACCGACTGGCGCCGCGCCCTTGACGTGATCTCCGGCCGCGTCGGCCCGGAACCGGTGAAATACCGATCCTCCCTGAACACGAACCATCTCAAACGCAACATCCGCGAGGTCGTGGGCACGCTGGCGAAACTCCGCCCTCTATGGGGCTACTCCTCCGACAACCCGGCCTTCGCGCCCAACGCGGAACTGTTCAACCTCTACGTCCGCGCGTGGTGGCTGGAAACCTACGCCGACGTGAAAATCAAGGAAGCCCTCCAGTACGCCGCCGCCACCTCGACCGGATGGATCCGGCCCGTCTACTCCCGCGACTTCGGCGGCCAGGGCCAGGGCTCGGTTCGCCTTCTGTCCTACGGCGCGCCCTGCATCCTCCCCACGCAGCTCCCCCCGTCCGGCGACTTCCAGCAGGCGTACGCGATGACCATCCTCGACGAGATGCCGATCTACATGGCGCACGGGATGTTCCCCCGCTACCAATCGGAACTCCGCCCGACCTCCTCCCTCTACTGGTACTCCAACGAAATCCGGCGCTCGGCGCAGGGCAACCTGTGGCAGCGCATGTTCTCGTTCGGCAAGTCCTCGTCCGCGCTGCCCGGCATCGGCGACCTGATGGTGCCGATCCGCTACACCTACGTCATCGACCTCACGCGCAACACGACCTCCTCTCCGATCCCGATGGGCGAACCGGAGACCTCGTGGGCCTACACTGTCCAGCCCGGCAACCTCCTGTACCCCTACCGCCGCCTGCTCATCTCCTCGGAATCCGTCGTCCTCTACGACGGCCCCTCGTTCGACTGGCACGGTCGCTTCCCCGCCGTCCCGTTCTCCACCGACCACTGGCCGTGGGAACCTCTCGGCTTCTCGATGGTGCGCGACGGCTACGACATCCAGCAATCCATGACCGAGATCGAGCGCGGCACCATGGACAAGGAGCGCGCCAAGCTCGACCTCCCGCTGGCCTACGACATCAACTCCGTGACCAAGAAGGAGGCGCAGCAGTTCGACCCTATGCAGCCGCGGGTGCGCGCCGGGTTCGACGGATCACAATCCTCCAAGCCCTTCGAGATGGTCGTGCCGCCGGAGGTCTACGCCACCTCCGCCGAGACGCTGAAATTCTACGAACTCCTGCGCGAGGCCATGGATTCGCAGCACGGCATCCACGACGCGTTGGCCCTCGCCAAGGCCCGCGGCGCGGGCGACGATCTGGAGAAGATCCTCGAATCCGCCGGGCCGATCGTCGAGGATATGTCGCGCTCGATGGAGCCGCCGATGCGCGAGATCGCCGACCAGGTGAAGTTCCTGTCGCTGCAATACGTCCCCCCGGCCCGGTTCATGCAGGTGGTCGGCGAGGACGCGATGACCATGGAGCCCTTCGACTACGACCCGGACACAATGGTGCCATCACACCTCCCCGGCGAAGACCCCGGCACCAAGACCGCGCCGAAAGAGTCTCCGACGGGCAAGATCGCGCGCGCGCGAGTGTTCGCGTCGGCCTTACGTTTCGTCATCACGCCGCGCTCACTCCATGAAATCACGCAGATGTCCCAGCGCCTGATGCTCATTCAGCTCAAGAAGGCGGGCATCCAGATCGATTCGCAGACCATTGCCGACGCGTGCAACGTGCCCAACTACGGCCATATCAAGGGATCGACGGTGCGTGAGAAATTCGAGAACGAGCAGGAACTCAACCTGATGTTCGCGGCGCGGATGAAGGAACTGGGCATGTCGCTCACCGATCAGGGCCAGATGAATCCCGCTGGAGCTGCGGCGGGCGGCAAGCAACAGGAAGGCCGCCCACCCTCCGGCCAGCAGCAACCAGAACTGAAGCAGAAGCCGGACGGTCGCTCGACGATCACCGAATCCGCCGGAGGAGGCCGCGTCGTATGAGCACCGCCGTTGCGTCGCCCGCCCCCGCCCCCGCCGACTACATCCGCGAGCGCCACTTCTCCCTCCGCTCGGTGCGCCGCTGGATGCGCCTGCGCCGCGAACTCGCCGGATTCCTCGTCGACGTTCTATGTGAACTCGTCGCCGAACGTGCCACGGGGAAACTCACCATCAACCTGTCGCAGGGCTCGGCGACGTGCGCGGAATTCGACGAGCAATCGCCGATCAGCGATCCCTCCTGACGCCGCCTAGCACGATTCCTGTTGACATTGCAATCCGGTTGTGTGATTAATTGACCGCAGAGCTACTTGCTTGACGATTTCGTAATCGCCTCAACAAGGCTCCACGATTCGACGGAACAGGATTCGCTTCACGCTTCCTCCTCACACCCGTCATCGTGGAGCCTTTGGTGCGTTTACGGGGAAAAGGAGACTCCATCATGCAGACGATCAACGAATTTGAAGTTCGCAACCGTGGCAAGAAGGGCAAAAAGCGCCACAAAAAGTAACCGCACCTTACCCGGAAACGAGAGCCTTGACTGTGCTCTCTCCGAGCGAGGATCAACCGAGGTCAGGGGCGGGACGACGGCGCGAGCCACCATCCTTCCCCTTTCACATTCCCACCACTACCCACGACGAGGCACACGCAATGGCATACGGCAAAGGACACTCCGGTGGCGGCATGGCCAAGATCACCGGAACCAAGATCGGCAACCACAAGGGCGGCCACGGATTCAAGCTGCACTCCGACATGAAGTCCGCCGCGGCCAAAGGCTCCGGCAAGGCGCCCAAGATGTCGCGGAAGGCGGTCTGACACTTTAATGTCAGCCGCGCCCATGTCGTCCCAGTCCACCGTCCCCCCGCCTCCGGGCGGCCCGACGCCACCTCCGTCGCCCAACGGCGCGGACGCATCCCCGGCCCCTGCGGCCCCATCGCCGCAACTGGAATCGGGATCGCGGCTGGTGATCCAGACGGTGCAGGGACTACGCAAGCTGGCGCAGGATTTCCCGGCGGCAGTGCCGGCGATCACGAAAATTAACGACCTGATGCGCGAAGTCCAGCTCAAGGTCATGGCCGGCAGCAAGCCATCCGAGCCCGCAGCACCGCCGACACCGTCGGCCTAGGAGACACTCACCATGAAGAAGCATGCGATGGTTCAGGAAAAGCAAGGCCCGTTCAAGAAGAAGGTGGCGAACGCGGCCAAAAAGAACCGCAAGGGATCGAAGAAGTAACGGAGGGTACCATGGCTCAATCGTACGCAGAATTCCTCGCAGAGAACGGCGCGACCGCCGACGAAATCAAAGTGCTGGACGTGCCCGCCGCGCGCAAAGCCTACGACAAGCAGCAGTCCCTCGTCGCAGCCGCCGCCGCCGAGCGCCAGAAGGCCGCCGACCTGATCGAGCGCAACCGCGAATGGGCGACGCAGGTGGAGACGCAGAACCAGTCCTACCTCCGCGAGCGCGACACCGCCCTCGCCGACTCCGCAGCCAACACGGCGCGACTGAAAAAGTTACAGGAGCTCGGCCTGCTCCAGGTCGCCGAGAACCTCGAACCCGGCTCCACGACGCCCAAGCCCACCGAGACTCCGGCGTTCGACCCCAAGAATTATGTGGATCGTGAGACCCTGATGCAGGTCGCCGAGCGCGAGGGCGACGCGATCGCCACGGCGCAGGACATCGCAGCCGAGCATCACGCGCTGTTCGGCAATGACCCGGCCAAGCGACTGTCGTTCCGCGAACTCCGCAAGGAAGCCGTGTCGCGCAAGATCCCCGTCGAATCCCTGTGGATAGAGCGCTACGGCGTCCAGGCCGCCCGCGACGCCAAGGCATCCGCCGACCGCGCCGCGCACGAGAAGAAGATCGCCGACGAGGCGGTCACGCGCTACAAGTCTGAGCACCCGGAATCGAACCCGCTGCTCGGCCCGCAGACGATCTCGCGCACTCCGTTCACCGGGCGCGTCCTGTCCGCGACCGCCAACGGCGAGAAGCAGCCGTGGCTCAAGTCCGACGCGGAGCGTGAGAACGCACGCATCGCCAAGGTAATGCCGAATTTGGAAAAGCTGGGAGCGGTGAACTAACGCCGCGCTGTAACGACATTCGCAGTACAGGAGAATAACCGTGGCCGATCCGAGTTTTGACCAAATCTCAGCGACAACGCTGGCCGACCTCAAGGACGACATCGTCATCGACAACTTTTTCGTCGACTCGACCACCCTCCGCAAGATGCGCCTCTCCGGCGCGCTTGACGAGTACATGGGCGGCACGATCATGCAGACGCCGTTCCAGTACCAGCGCGTCAACGGCGGCGCCATCGCGCCCGGCTCCGACCTCACGGTCATGCAGAAGCAGATTCTGGCCGCGACTGGATTCGTGCCCAAGGAGTACGTCGAGCAGATTCCGGTCAACCTGTGGCAGGTAGGCGTGATCAACGCCGGGCCTGCGGCGAAGGTGAAAATCATCGACGCCTACATGACCAACGCCGTCCAGGCGGCCAACACCGACCTTGGCATCGACATCTTCCGCCACGGCCAGGCATCCGGCACCACGATCTCCCAGAACCGTGTCATCTTCATCAACGGCTTCTCCGAGGCGCTCAACGACGGCGTGACCAACTCGTGGGACGGCAACATCTTCACGACCTACGGCGGCCAATCCCGCAACGGCACAGTCGGCAACACCCTGAACTCGATTCCGATCTGGCTGGGCGACCAGAACGGAGGCACGGGTCAGATCACTTACAAGCCCCTCGTCGAAGCCTACCTCAACTGCGTCCAGGAACCCGATCTCGGCGTCTGCAACAAAGCCCTCTACGCGTACCTGCTGGAGCGCCTTGAGCCCAAGCAACGCTACGCCGAGGAACAGGACGTGAACATGGGTATGGTGGGCATCCGCGTGATGAACGCGCTGATCATGGTTGACAAACTGTGCCCGTCGACGAAATACGGCCAGATCCTCCCCTCCGGCCTGTCGCAGACCACCGCCATCAAGCCGTCGACGTTCACCTCGGCCGCCTCCGGCATCTCGTCCATCTCGAACCTGCCGGCCAACAAGACCATCAATCCCGGCGAGCCGTTCTTCTGGCTCCGCACCAAGGGATGGAAGGTTCGTCCGACCAGCGACCCGGAGTACAACTTCAACTTTACCCCGTGGATTCGCTCGCAGACCAACCCGGACAACGTGGTCGGGTTCTTCAAGGTGGGGATCAACGTGTATACGGTCTCACCCAGGGACAATGAACAGTTGTACGGAGCCGGATTTTGATCGTGGTATCTTCGACTTAGTTCGAAAGGATCAACCGATGCAAGGCGGCGAGAATCAACGAATGTCGAGTCTGGTGGGGAAGGCGGGCGAACACGCAGTAGCCTGCCAACTCATGTTGCGTGGACTCGACGTTGGCTTTCTTGGCGTCGGCGTGGGAACTGATCTGGTTGCTGAGAATGGCTGCCGGATTCAAGTAAAGAGTGGACATCTCTGTAACTCTGACAAGAGAGGCTCCGCTCACTACATGATTCTGCTTCGCAAGACAGTAGCGTATCGCCGCCGTTCCACAGTGGACTCAGAGCCAAAGGTGCTGTATCGGAAACCGTTCTCCGAGATGTGCGATGTGGTCGTATTTTGGGGCATCGAGCAAAATCGATTCTGGGTCGTGCCCTCCAAGCTGTGCGACGATTGTTACGCCGTGCGTCTTGGAATGGATCTGGTTACTCGTCCGCGATTCGTGGAGAACATTGCTGATGTCCGCTCGATGGTGGACTTAGGCTACAGTCACTCTCAGATAGCGACGCACTACGGAACCACTCGCGCCATAATTCAAAGGTTCCTTGCGGGCGGCAAAGACTGCGACGAATCTGTGACTGCTCAGATGCGTGCTTGTGAAAACGATTGGGGAAAAATTCTAGACTTTACACGCACCTCGACGGAAAAATCTGTCGAAGTGCAGGAGGAAAAGCCGTGAGCGTATTCGGAACTCTTTTCAACTTCTGGTTGCGGTGGACACTGACGGCAATCTCTCCGGCATTCGCTGGGGGCTGGTTTACAAAGCAAGCCGATTACCTTGATGCGGCGTATCTCAACGACGTAAACACCGCCACACTGGGCGGCCAGATCAATTCTGTCCCCTCCGGCGTCACGGCTACGCAGGGCCAGCAATCCCTGCCCGGCGACCGCATCATTCTCGACGACGCCACGGCCCTCGCGCTCTCCGACACCACCGTCGGCACGCTCTACGGCGGCATCTATATGTACGTCAACGCGGTGTGGACGACCCGCGCCTCGGTCGTGGGCGGAATCGCCTACTACCGCGCCGCCGACATCGGCTCGACCACAACCACGCCGTACGTGGCCTATGGCGACGCCCAGCCCCTGACCACGGTGCCGACCTACATCCTCGGCGTCTGGATCAACGTCCTGACCAACGGCTACTACGGCTGGATCCAGATCGCGGGCATCGCGTCCGTCCTGTTCGACTCGACGGTCAGTGCGACCACGGGCGGCTCGACGGTTATCGCTAAGGCATCGGCTACGGTCGCGTCCACCGCCGACAACCTCACGTCCGGGTTCGCGGTCACCGCGCTCACGGTCGCGTCCGTCGTCGGCGTGTCCATCGGCACCACTGCTACCTCAACCGTGGCCAAAGTGGCCATCACCCGCGGCATGGCGCGACTCTAAGGGAGGATTTGCATGGCGAACACACCGGTTCAGGGCTACCCGCAGCCAATGGGGTCGAAAATCCGCATGGTATTCGACCACACCGGGCCCAAGTCCTACGGCAACATTGGCACCTCGTCGGGCACCGGCGACGTAATCAACGCGACCGATCTCGGCTTTGGCGGCTTCGACGGCTGCGACACCACGATGGGCGTGGGCAACTATTCCGCATCCGGCAACTATATCGTCATCATCGGCGTTTCGGCGGCATCGACGACCCAGACTGTTGCGCCTGCGCCTGGTCTGGCGACGCCGAAGCTCGTCCTGCGCTGGATGACCACCAGCGCGGCATTCGGCGCGATCTCGACCGAAGTGACCAACGCGACCGACCTGTCCGCTGAGACGTTCCGGCTCGATGCGACGATGGTGTAGGGCCGCCGACGCGACGACTGTCAGCAGGGTGAGGTGACTTGATGGCGCGGCTCCGGTCGCGCCATATTTGCAACCAGGAGACGTGAGGGCGCGGCGGCGATGTCGTTCTTATCCATGCGAACGGAGCTACGAGGCAGCGTACCCAAGCTGGCGTACTCCTACACCGGTACTCTGGTGAACCGTGCCTGGCGTACCATCCGCGAGCGCAACCTGTGGTCGTTCCTCCTTTTCAACGGGCAGTGGATCGCCCCGGCACAATACACCGGCATCTCCGCTGCCACGACGCAAGGTTCCGCCACCGTCGTCCTCAGCGCAGCCGACGGCGCGGCCCTCGCCACCCTCCTGCCGACGCAACCTTACTCGCTCATCACTTCGCGCCAGTTTCGGATCGCGTCCTCCGGCCTCTACGACATCCTTGCCTACGTGCCCAACACTCCCTCCTCGACCGAGGCGACGCTGACCCTCGACCGTTGGTGGGGCGAGGCTTCCACGACCGGATCGGCGTTCCAGATCTACCAGTGCTACTACATCCCCACCGTATCTAACTCGCCGATCACGGACTTCAAATCGTGGATCAGCGTCCGCGACATGTCTGACTTCCGCTCTCTGTACACGGATCGCTACACGCGCCGCGACCTCGACATGCGCGACCCGCAGCGGACGTGGTACGGCATCCCGACCGACGTTGTCCCCTACGCGCCGGACTCAGTCGCGGGATCGCCGACCTTCAACGCTCTCCGCTTCGAGCTATGGGGCGCGCCAACCTTCAACCTCAATTACCAGCTCTACGGCATCCGCGCCGGACTTGACCTTGCAGCCAACGGCGACGTACTCCCGCCTGCGATCGGGGAGGACACGGTCATGGCGCTCGCCCGCGTCTACGCCTACGAGTGGGCGGAGGCCAACAAGGGACTCGCCCCGCGCGGCGTCGGCCCCAACTTCCAATATCTAATGGGCGCGGCGCGATCCGAGTACGACACCCTGCTCAAACGCGACCGCATGGCCGACCGCGAGCGTGTGGACAACTTCTACACGACCTACCGCCTCAACGACGGCTCCGACCTCTACCCGTTCTACAACACCCAGGCCGGAACCGCCGCGCCGGGAGGGATCGCATGATCCGGCGACTTCTGCCGCTCCTCCTGCTGGCCTGCGCCGCTCCTGCCCTTGCGCAGAACGGATCGTTTCAACAATGGTGCCAGTCCGGCGACGTGCTGGCCTCGGTTAGCGGCATCTCCTCCTCGAATCCGCTGATGGGCACGTACCCGCGCTGCAAGGTCAGCGTGTTCATCACCGGATCGCCGACCCTCGCCACTATCTACTCGACCGTCACCTCCACGCCGCTGGCCAATCCCTTCTGCGCCAACGCGGACGCATCGTTCCTGTTCTTCGCGTCCCAGTCGGCCCAGTACGACGTGACCATCTCGAACGACGCCTCCTGCAACCCTTCGCCAGCCTACCCGCAGCTCCCAGCCCCGTTCACGTGGAACGACGCGGCTGTCTCCGGCACGGGCGGCGGCGGTGGCGGGACATCCATCGTGCTCCAGACCAGCGGCATCGTAAACGGGAACCAAGCCCTGCTGAATCTCGCTGTGACGACTCCCGGCCTCAGCATCAGCAATTCCCTGGGCACGACCACGATCGCTAACACAGGAGTGTTATCGTTCACCGGCGGCGCGGGCGGTACTCGAACCGGAGCACTGACTCCCTTGGCGACGGACTACGGCGCGGTGGGGTGGACGCAAACTTCCGGCACCTATCAGGCGTGGCAATGCCTCGTCACCTCGACCTGCGATTTCACTAATTCTGGCACCACTGGCGCGCTATTCCGCGTGCTTCCGGGAACCGCTACCGGCCTGACCCTGATCATCGAAGACTTCAATTCCGGGAATCCTCGCAACCGTATTGAGGCTGGCGGAAGCGGCGCGCCTGTAAACGGGTGGCAGTTATTCACCGGTGCGACCGGCACCGGTACAGGTCAATCCTGGAGCCAGACCGACATCACTCTAACGTCCGGCGTAACCACGATGGCCGACTTCAATACGACGTTGACGACTCTCAGCGTTCCAGTCAGCCTCGGCAGCACGCTCTCTGTGACCGGCAATACGACCGTTGGGAACATCACCGTCACCGGCACCTGCACCGGATGCGCGACTGGTAGCGTAGCTACGGTCTCAGGCACGGCGAGTGAGATCGTCAACACCGGCACATCCTCCAACCCAGTGCTTGCACTCTACGGCGGAGCCAACGGAAGCGCGGGCGTCAATCCCTTACTCCTCCCCGGCAATGTCTCGCAGACGCAGTGGGCCAATGACACGAACACGATGTTCCTGATGACCCGTAAGACCGACACTGTGCCCACAGGAAACTTTCTCCTTGGCCAAAAACCGGGCGGCGCAACTCTCTGGAGTATCGACATCACCGGCGCGGGATTCTTCAACTCCCTCGCCACCTCCAACGCCTCCACCGCCGGCTACCTCGGCGTCGAGCAGGGCCCTGACCCGCTTACCGCCTGCCAGGCCGCTGCGGCATCCAACGTCATCTGCCTGTTCGCGCCGACGACAATCACTGCGGAATACGGAATCGGCCTGCCCGGCACCGGGCCATCGTCGACCAACGGCTCGATCCTCCTGTTCCCGGCGCTGTCCGGCTCCGAATCCCTGACCTCGTTCCTCGGCCTCTCCGGCTCGACGGCGGCCAACGTCGCCTGCGGCGCGGCGTCCCTTGGCGGAATGGCCAACGGTATCGTCGCGGTCGGCGATGGCTCCGGCTGCCTCCGATCCTCCGGCGTCAACATCGCCACCTCGCTGCCGTCCACGGTCGGCCCGGCGTCGCCGTACTCAAATGGCACGACTGGCGGCACCACAGCCTTCACCTATCCGACCTCGATCCAGGGCGCGACGGCGGTACTCCTCGACTGCGTCGGCACCTACAAATTCACTACCGCCGCCGAATCCGCGGAGTTCGGCATCAACTTCACCTCCGCCCCGGCCAACATGTCGCTCAACGTAGAGATTGGCGCGAACGCCACCACCCAGACGCACACCTTCGGACGCCAGACCACCAACGGGGCGCTGGTCACCGCCGCGGCCGCCGCCGCAGCAACGGGCACCTACTACCCTGTCCGCATCAGCGGCCCGGTCACTACGGGCAGCTCAACCACCTTTACAATCCAAGCCGCGACCAGCAACGCGGCTGGCACACTCAATGTCGACGCGAACGCTTTCGTATGCGCCATAAAATAACCGCCACCGCGATCTCTCTCGTTACCGCTGCCCTGCTGGCGGCGCTGCTAGCTTGGCCGTCGCTGCTGTCCGCGCAGTCCGTCGTCGGCGGCCAGACCGCGATTGGCGGCCAGACCACCATCTCCGGCCTCAGCGGCCCTACGCCTCCGCCACCCGGCCCGTCCATCCTGCCGCGCATGTTCGGCGGGATCTTCAATTCCTCTACGCCTTCGTGGCCGCCGCGCGACCTCGCGGGCGCGGCCATGCAGCAAGGCACCTGTCGCATCTGGGACTCCGGCGCCAAGATCGGCCAGCTGATGACCGTCTCCGGCCCGGTTGGCGCGCACACATACTCCTTCAACTGGACGGCGCTGGACAGCATCGTGCAACGCTGCAAGCAGACGGCGGGATTCACCGGCGCACCCAATGCGCCCATGAAAGTCATCTACACTCTCGGCGACACGCCCGCGGGCGCGGCCCTCGCGGGCACGATCTCCGTCGGCTCCTGCGGCGGCGTCGCGGGCTGCTGCTCGCCGGACGTCACTAACTCCTGCCGCGCTTACGACGACAACACCCAGGGCGGCTCGACGGAAACCGACACGACCATGTTCACGTTCCTGTCGAACCTCATCACTCATCTCAACAGCCTGGGCATCACGCTCGACGCGATCGAACTCCAGAACGAATGGGACACGCAGGGCTTCCAGTGCTGGAACGGCGCGGGCTGTGGTGGCGGCACCTCTCCACTCTCGTCCAACAACACCACCGCCCTGATGAACAAGGCCATGGTGCGGCGCGGGGCCGACCTCCGGGCGTTCCTCAACTGCAAATCCCCCTCCACCGTCATCTACTCGCCATCGTCCCACGTCCTGACCGTGCAGCCGGGCAACATCCTCGACAACTTCATCGCCACCTCGGTCACCACTCCGACACTGGTCGGCGGCACCAACGGCTACCCCGCCGGATGTCCCACCGTCGCCTCCGCCACCGTGTTCGGCTGGCAGGTGATCGACGTTCTCAACATCCATCCCGACGGCAACCCGGACACTCCCGAATCCTTCATCGCCACCAACGGCTGGCTGGTCTGCGAACTCACCGCGGGATGCGTCTCGCAGTCCGGGGCGTCCCACAACGGCACCTTCTTCACGCATCTGATCCCGATGCCCAAGACGGCGGACGAGTTCGGCACCAAATCCGCCATGTGCTCGACCGGGGATTGCCTTGAAGCCGACGCGACCCGGCGCTATCTCTACTGCGCCTTCCTCGGCTACCAGGATTGCGACTGGTACCAGATGGACGGCAAGGGATCGTTCACGGCCCTCGTCGGTACGCTGGGCGGCAACGGATTCGACCGTCTGGCGCTGTGGATGATCGGCGGCGTGCCCGGCACGTTCGCTAATCCTGCCGGCACGGTCTACACGGAACCATTCACCAGCTCCGGCGGCTCACCCGAATTATTCGTCTACGATTCCTCCGCCACCGACTCCAATTCCGGCTACACTTGTCCGAACACGATCGGCGGCGCGGGATGCACCACGGTCACCGTTCCCGCAGGCTACACGACCTACGAGTCCCTCGACGGCGTCCAGCACGCAGTCAACGGCTCGCACCAAATCGCAGTAGGAGGAAAGCCAGTATGCGTATCCACCGGGCCCTGCTAACCCTGCTGCTTCTGCTGCTGCCGTTTGCAGCGACGGCGCACGGCCAAGTCGTCAAGTGTCCTACGACCGCGCCCGCTGGAGCCACGTGCATCCAGGGGCCGATCTACGTGATCCCGCAGCCGGGCGCATCGCCCACGACCATGATCTCGTTCACCGCCGCCACGACCGCCGCGCCGTGTCCTCCCGGCATTGGCACCGCCGCGATCCCCGTCGTATGCCTCAGCAATGGCGCGATCCTCGTCGATTCCGGCGCGGGGTACGTGCCGCAGGTTGGGCCGCCGGGGCCATCTGGGCCTCCCGGCTCTCCCGGCCCGGCTGGGAGTCAGGGCGCACAGGGAGCTACTGGGCCTACCGGCCCGCAGGGAGCTACCGGGCCGCAGGGCGTGCAGGGCGTGGCTGGAGCCACAGGCCCCGCCGGGCCGAAGGGCGCAACCGGCGCAACCGGGCCGACTGGGGCTACGGGCAAGCAAGGCCCTGCCGGCGCGATGCCTCCCTCCTTCATCTGTTCCAAGCTCACGACCGCGCATAACGGCACGGTCACGCTTTCGGGGTGCCACTGATGGATGTCGTGGAAACGCTGATGGCGGCAGTCGGGGAGTTTATCAAAATGCACCCCTACTGGTCGGCTCTGATCGTAGTCGGGCTGTGGCTGCTGTCGAATGCGGCGCTCGCGATGCCCAGCCCGTGCGCTACCTCGACGCCGCTGTATAAGTGGTTCTTCGCGTTCGCGCAGGGAGTGATGGGAGGGTTGCCGAGAATCTTCCCGTGGCTTCGGTTGCCGAGCGACAAGTCACGCAATCTGCCAACGTACTTCGGCAAGGATTCCGCATCCAACAGCGACGGAGGAAAACCATGATTACCCTGCTGATCTATTTCGTTGTAGGCGTGATTCTGCTGGCGGTCGCGTACTACGCGGTGACGGCTTTAGTGCCCCCACCCGCGCAGAAGTTTTTTATCGTCGCTCTGGTGCTGATCGCAGCCATCTTTGCGGTCATGTTGTTGTTGAGTCTGGTGCATGGCGGGACTCCGGTGTTGCCGGGGTTGCGCTGACTTCGGAATTCGTAACAGAAAAGTTTCGCTGTCCGTAAATTGGAACGCTGAAGTACACCTGAATATGTGGAGCCTGACGCCCAACATCACGGTTGTCGCTGGCTGGTTGGAATACTGCTGTATTGGGTGTATCGCCTGCTTGGTCGCGTGCAGACTTTGGAGGATGCGCAAGCCCCCCGTGAGCCTGCCGACGACGAAAGTGATGGCGCGGAGCCGTAACTCGTGGTGGTGGGCGTTGCCGTTCGCGGTGATCGTAGTGGGCCTGCTCGCATGGACAGGGAACGGGTATCACTATCCGATCATCACGGAGCACAATGTCGCCGTCTACAAGCAACTCCCGGACGGTGACTGGGCCATGGCAAGCGATGAGTCCGGGCCGTTCGCTTACCGACCATGCCCGGAGGACGGCAAGGCCACGTCGGACATGCTGCAAGAGGCTATCGGCTACATCGCAGAGCGTGCCGTGTGGGAAGAACGAGGGGCGTGCAAGAGTCTGAACGGAGCAGGATTAAATTTCTATTGGCGCACCGCAAACGACGAATACAGGAGAATTGAAAATGCCCGGACCTCCCGATCATTTCCCGGTAACCGTTGACCTCACAGGTTTGACCACCGCGCAGATTCAGACTGCGCTCAACAACTCTTACGCCGCATTCTGGACAACTTACGGCTACTACCCGCACGACACGCTGATCGTCGGCACGGTCGCATTTCTGGGGCAATACTCCTGAGATGGGCATCCACTTCACGTGGGATGTGTCGGCGGGGCAGATCGTACTGTTCGCCCCGCTCGGCGGCATCCTGTGGTGGTTGTGGAAGATTAGCTCTACGCTCCGCACGTTCATGGTAGAACACGAAATGCTTATGGCTTCGGAAGCGGAGAAGCGCGGCGTCAAGGTAGAAGACTTTCCGACTCGCAGCGCGAGGAAGAACTGGTGATCGACTTACTCACATACATGCTGCCCGATCAGGTCTGGGCGCTGGAACACTACCTCGCCATCGCCAACGGCGGGCAGCCGAACATCATCTCCGCCGACGCGCCCAATTCCCGCTGGTTCGAGATGAAGTCCATCAAAGGCTTCCCCGTGGACATGAACTCGTGGGACGAGTGGGGAATTTACCAGAACGCTAACTCGAACGACTGGTCGATTGCCTCCAACTACTCTGCATTCGTGAAGCCGATTATCTGGCTGCCGCGCTACTGGACTCCCGGCACCGCTCCTTCTCCCGTGCAGTCGCCCTCGGCGTACACGATCTACAAACTATGCGGAGCGACGACAACGCAACCGCTGGGCGCGGTGAACGGCGTTCCCTGCCCGGTCGAGACTTCGTTCCAGTTTGTGTCGCAGTATCCCTTCGGCGGGGACTTGGGCACGCAGGACTGCCTTGTACAGTTCTACAAATGGGGGCCGGGATTCTCGACGATGGAAATTAACCACTACGTTGCAGGGCGGGGCCGGGTACGCTGGGAATCGCAAACTTTGACGTTCGGGCAATATGGCTCGACGAACATCTCGCTTTTCAATACCATCGTGAATGCCAGACCGCCCAATGTCTTGTTTCCGTGCGGCACGGTATAAGGAGAAAGCAATGATGAATCGCAGAGTATTCGCAACGAGACTGGCGGCGGCGATCGCGCTCGTCCCGCTGATGGGAAGCGTCGCATGTTCGTGGGGTACGGTCTGGAGCGACATTAAAAAGTACGCGCCCGTAGGCCTCTCTGCCGTTGCGTCCGTGGTCAGCATTCTCACCGGAGCGGGCGTGCTGGGAATCGGACTCAATGCGGCGATCTCCGTCATTCTCGGCCTCATCAACAAAGGCTTCGGCGACGTACAGGCGGCGGTCAACCAGTATCAGGCTGCGCCAGGGACAGGTCTCGCTGCACAGATCAGCGGAATACTGACGGTGCTCGAAGCCAATATCCAGCAGTTTTGGAGCGACCTCACGATTCCCGATCCGCAACTGGCGAGCCTCATTCAAGGTCTACTCGGAGTCATCACCTCGACCATCGCCGGATTCCTGACGCAGCTTCCCGCGCCTACGACTCCGGCAGCGGCGCAGGCCAGAACCATGCGGGCCAACTTGCAGCGCACGATTCCTTACGTGCCGCAGAAGCGCAGCGTGGCGCAGTTCAAGAGTGCATTCAACTCGCTACTGACTAACACGCAATACAAGCAGCACATGATCTAAGGAGGCCCGGCGTGACTTGCTACGACGAAACCCGCGACAAGGACTCTCAATTCTCCCCCCGCGTTCAGCGGGACGGCCTTAACGTCCGTGAGATCGCCGACGACCCTGCGGCGTTCATCGGCCATGTGCGGCCCCGGCGCAAGGTCGACCGGGACTCCAACGACGGGCGGGACACGGAGGAGTGAGCCATGCCGACCGAGCACTTCAAGTCCGAGGAGGCGTATCGCAAGTCCCGTGCGTACACGCACATCCATGGCATCCCCACACACGCCAAGGAAGTCGTCGTGGGAGGTAGGAAGCACAAGGTCAAGCACCACGCTAAAGGCCGCCGCAAGCGAGGGGGGAAGTGATTGCCCGTTACCACCCTATCGACCATGCTGGCCGCGCTCTCGCAGCGGCTCTACGATCCGACCAACCAGTTCTGGTCGCAGGACGAACTCACCCTGTACGTACAGGAATCGTTGAGAGAGTGGAACGCCTACACGGGTTACTGGCGCGGCGACTTCACCTTTCCCACCATCGACAATGAGACGTGGTACGACCTCACCACTCCCGCCACATCCCTGCGCCAGCAACTCCTCGTCATCGACTATCTCTACACGGTGATCGAGTACCACCTGCTGGAGCCTCCGAACGGCGCCTCCACAATATGGCTGGGCTCCACGCAATTCTCCCTCTCCGACATCGGCAACGCGCTCCAGCAGCGCATCAACGAACTCCTCGGCGCGACAGCCTGCGTCCTGACCCAGTTCCAGCTGGCGGGCGTCGCAGGCCGGATCGCCCTGCTGCCGACGACGCTCGACCTGCGCCGCGTGGCATACCTGCCGAATCCTGCGACGGGCCTCGCGCCCTCGACGCTGTGGCAGGACGACTCGTGGGCGTGGCAGTCCTTCGAGCCGGACTATACAACCCTGCCGCCGGGTATCCCTTCCACGTACGCAATGTCGACGCAGCCTCTCCTCACTTTCGACGTGGACACACAACTCAACGTGGCTGGCGGGATCTACGAAGTCCTCACCTCCAACTCCGCCATCACCTCCCCCACCGGCTCCCCGATCGTGATCCCCGACGACTGGTCGTGGCTTGCCAAGTGGGGCGCGCTGGCGGATCTCCTCGGCCGCGAATCCAACGCCAAGGATCTGCCGCGGCAGCGCTACTGCGAGCAGCGCTACGCCGACGGGATGCGCCTGCTGACCATCGCGCCAGCCCTGCTCGGCATCCGCGTCAACAACCTCCCGCTGGAGATCGACGCGGTCACGTCCGCCGACCAGTACAACCCGTCGTGGCAAGGCGCGGCCAAGGGCACTCCGGCGCAGGCCCTCGTCGCGTCGCTGAACCTGATCGCGCTGACGCCAGCCGCCGACTCCACCACGCGCTCCGTCACCGCAACCGTCATCGAGAACGCGCCTGTGCCGTCCGTGCCCACCGACCCGATCAACGTGACCCTCGACATCTACGAGGCCCTGCTCGACGAGGCGCAGCACATCGCCACGTTCAAGATGGGCGGGGCTGAGTTCGCGGCCACGATCCCGATGCACCAGCGGTTCCTGTCCCTGGCGGCCCTCTACGCATCCCGTATCGCCGAGATGGGCCAGTTCGCGGAAGTGTTGCAGGGGCAGTCGCAGCTCGACGCCGAGCGCAACCCGCGATTCACGTCCGACGCGCCGACGACAGGCGCAGGAGTGTCCAGTGGCGATTGACCTCGGCCAGCAATACACGCGCCCCAAGGAAGGCTTCCGGTTCCGCTTCCTCGGCATGAAGACCAACGCCACTGCCGACGCGCTGCCGGACTACAAATACGCCTACGCCGCCAACGTCCGCGCCACGCGGGACGACTCAGTGCGTACCCGCTGGGGCCTCTCGCCGCTATTCCCGACCGAATCCGGCGGCCCGACCGACATCCGTGCCTATACAGCAATCGGCACCGACAACAATCCGCGCCTGTTGGCCGCAGTGGCTCACACTGTCGTCGCCAATACGATCACCCGCATCTACCTCGGCCAGCCGGGCAACACCTCCACGCAGGTCGGCAGCCTTGTTGGCGTAGGTGGCGGGCGCGGCATCTGGGGCGTCACGATGATCCCGTTTCGTCCTGCGGAGTCTCCTAACCCGTGGATGTATGTCGCCAACGGGTATGACTACCAGAAATTGTCCGCGCCCGGTGCCGCCGACGCGGTGACGCAGCAGGCAGTGGGGATCGCGGAACCTGCGACGGCTTGCAACGCGGGACAGGGAACGGGACAGTACCAGTCCATATTCGTGGCGTCATTGAGCTACGCCCACGCAGGCGTTGCAGGCGCGGTATCTGGTGGTACACGCATCAGTGACACGGTGCAATCCGCGTTCCTCGATCCCGTGCTGGGACACAGCGGGCCGTCTACGGTTGGCGTCTCCGCAGGCATCACTTATTCACGGGGCATGGTCGTGCAGATCGTAGCTGCGTCGACTTGTATTGTGTGGGACGTGTTCCCCGGCCAGACCAACGCCATTGCAATCTCGTCCATCTTCTACTTCTCCGGGACGACTGGGCGTTGCGTGATCGTCCCCGGCACCGTCGACGCAGGGCCAGGCACTGTCGACCAGTCTCTCTACGTCAAGTCGTTACTGTCGTCGTTGCGGCGCGGAGCCCTCATCAAACTGTCCAGCGGCCCGGAAACCTGTCTCGTATGGTCAGTTACTGAAGGCCCGGACGGCACGATCTGCATCGAGACCTCGACGACAGGCACGCACACAACGGCTGAAACGTTCACACAGCCTCCGGCGATTCAGGTTAATGGCTCGTCGACCTACGTTCCGGGCAACGCCATCACCTCCGACGACGTTACCTTTGCTATCTCAGGCGCAGGCATCGGCACACAGACTTCCGCAGCGTCCCTCGTAGGCATGTTCACCTTCGGCGCGGCCTTCTCTTTCCAAGAGGACGACTATATCCACATCTCGGTGCGGATCGACACGCTGGCGTCGCTGAACGAGTTCAAGTTCCTGCTCGACGTGGGCGACGGATCGTTCACGCAGAACTTCTACTATTACACCATCCGCGTCTCCGACGTGGAGGCCGGGATACAGAACACGTTGACACAGTTGGGCGCGGCCCAACTAGTAACGCAACGCGCCACCATCGACGAGGAAACGGCGGCAGCCTCGAACAACCAGTTATCCACCGCGTCCTCGGCGCAGACTACGCCCGGTGATGGCCAGTGGGCCGAAATCGACATCCGCATCGGCGACCTGACCCGTGTCGGCAATGATCAGACGCGAACGCTGTTCAACACGGTCAAGCTGCAATATCTATTTAATTGCTCTGCTGCAACCAACGCAGCATTAGGTCAGATGTCACTGGTCGGTGGCCCAACGCCAGATACCGGGCCGTCCGGCGCGCCATATCGCTACCGCATCCGGCCACGATCATCCCTCACAGGCACAAAGGGAAATCCGTCGCCGGATATGCGCTACGGCGTCACCGCCCGGCGCAACGCGGTCACGGTCAGCCTTCCGTCACTGGCCTACGACACCCAGATCGACACGGCAGACGTGTTCCGTTATGGCGGCACCGTCACGTCATGGCGCAAGATCGGCCAGTGCGCATCCTCAGCGGCCACTTTCACCGACAACTATTCCGACGAGGCCGCGACCGCGGGCGAGGAGTTAGAGTTCGACAACCTCCAGCCGTGGCCGACGATCGACGTGCCGCTCGAAGCCACCGCGACCAGCGTCACAGGCTTCACTGCCGTGGTGACAATCAACGCCGCCGCCACGCTGGGCCCGACGCGCTACCTGCCGGGTAATCTCGTCCAGTTGGGAGGGATCAACGTCTACACGCTGCGCCAGCGGCCCACGCTCCTCACCGGCTCCAGCTACCTGTTCGAGTTTCTGGAGAACGCGGGCGCGCAGACCAATGTCCCGGCGACGATCTACGAGCCGCAGACGGCGCAGCAATTCCTCCCGTACATGTGGGGCCCGGATTCGGAAGGTACGGTATTCGCGGTCGGCGACTCCTCCCGCCCCGGTACGCTCTACTTCGCCAAGAACTACGCGCCGGACTCCGCACCCTCGGCATACAATCTGGAGATTACCGCTCCGTCGGAGCCGCTCCTGGGCGGCGAAGTCCTCGACGGCCTCAGCTTCGTTGCGTCGCCGAACCGCTGGTGGGCGCTGTACCCGCAACCGGGCAACGCCGCGCAACGCTACTCGGTGATCCAGCAGCCGATTCCGCGCGGGCTCGCGGCGCCATTCGGCCACTGCACCGACGGCAAGGAAATCTACTTCTGGGCCAAGGACGGCATCTGGGGCACTGGACGCGGATCGCTCACCGACGCCGACCTCTCTAACCTGTTTCCCCGCGACGGCGTACCCGGCACCAGCGTGACCTATCTCGGCCTCACCGTGTACGCGCCGGATTACTCCCGCGCCGCCACGTTCCGGCTCACCTACGGCAACCATTACCTGTACGCGGTCTATCAAGACACGACCGGGACATACCATACACTGGTCTGCGACCTCAACCGCATGGCGTGGGCGGTGGACGCGCCGTCCCCCGCGGCCGGATTCGTGCCGACCTGTTACTACACACCAGAGCAGCCGGAAGGCACGCTGCTGTCCACCGGCACCGCCTACCCGCTGACCGTCGTAGGAACATCGTCCGGCGAGGTGTACTCCGAGGCCAACCTGCAAAACGACGACACCACCCCGATCGCATGCTCGATCGCCACCCGCGAGTGGGACGGCGGTGACATCCGCGCCGGCGCGCAGTGGGGTGACCTGTGGCTCGACCTGACCCCTGCAACCAGCAACGGGATGCTGGTCGTGCCCACGTCCCTGGGCGCGGCCCTGACGCCCACTACCAACATTCCCACCGCAGCCACCCGCCAGCAACTCCCGGTCTCCCTCGGCGGCGGCCTCACCACCGACTTCCTCGGCATGTTGCTCCAGTGGACGGACGACTATACGCAACAGACCTCCGCCACGGTGCTCCAGGCATGGCAGCCATCGTTTTTGGTCAAGCCGGAATTGATCGGCGACCGGGATTCGGACTGGTACGACGGCGGCACCGAAGGCGCGAAGTTCTTCCAGGGATTCCTGCTGCACGCCGACACCTCCGGTGCGGTCAAGCCGTTGCAGATCATCGACGGCGATACGCTGGCCTTCCACGCGTTCACGCCGCAGGTCGTTCACAACGGCGAGTCCATCCTGCCGTACTCGTTCAACCAGCCGTTCATCGCACATACGGTGCAGGTGTCCCCGACAGACACCACGCCATGGCGGTTCTTCGACGTGACCTTCGTGTTCGAGCCGACGCCGGAGCTGGCCGAGACGTGGGAGACGCAGGCGACATCGTTCGGCAACAATGGCTTCTCGCACATCCAGCGGATCGTGGCTGCGTACGTCGCCTCCGCGCCGATCACGCTCACCATCACCGCGTTCGACGGCACCAGTCCGATCCCGGTCACGCTGCCATCTACCGGCGGCGCGTATCAAAAGTTGCTGGTCGTGCTTACGTATAACAAGGGCCAGCTGTATACGTTCGCGGCGCAATCCACCGGACAGTTCCAGCTGTACCTCGACGACTGGGAGATCCTCGTCGGCGCATGGGGCCGCGAAGGGGCGTACACCACATGGAAGTCACTGGGCGGGAAGCACGGCGTACAGGCGGCGATCTAATCCCGGTTGCGGGGCGACGCGTGCGCGTCAGCCACTACGACCGTCAGGCCAACTTTTGCGCGTGGATCGCGGAATTGTTCTCGCGGGCGGCGGTGCAGGGAATATTGCTGGAGTCGCTGACGGACTTCGAGGTAGAGTGGATCGGGAGGATGTGACATGGCGACGACTGCGGCTGCGGCTGCGACGACCGCAACGGTGGACATCACGCGCGCGCTGGCGACCCCCGACCTGCGCTGGCCGTTTCCCGACGAACTCCAATGGCTGGCGGAGCAGGCGACGGCGCACCAGCGGATCGTCGAGGTAGGCTGCTACCTCGGCCGCTCTACCACGGCCATGGCCATCAACACGCCCGGTCGCGTGTGGTGTATCGACGACATGCGTGGGCCGCGGGACGCGGACTTGGCCGTCCCGCAGGAGAACCTGCGCGAAGAATTCCTCTACAACACGCGCGGCCTTCCGGTCACGCTGATCGTGGCCGACCACGGCGATACCCACGCGCTGCCGGTGGAATGGCTGGGGCGCGGCCCCGGCGACCTTCAGCCCGACATGGTGTTCATCGACGGTTCCCACGAATACGACGACGTTCGCCGCGACATCCTGATATGGCGTGCCCGGCTGGCTCCCGGCGGCCTGCTGTGCGGCCATGATCGCGGTGAGCCAGGCGTCCGCCGCGCCATCGACGAGCTCTGCCCTGGCTGGCAATACGCGCCGGGCCACTCTTTCATCTGGTACTGGTCGGAGGAATCCATGGCTACCGCACTACGCCGCATGCGCGTCGAAGACCTGAAACTGGACGGCACGGCGAACTACTATCCTGAAATCGCCGCGGCTGCGCCTCCGTCGCCGCGCCTCCCCTCCGTCGCGCAACTGGAGTGGAAGCAGTTGGGCGGCGTCGAGCAAGTCTCCAAGATCGGCCTTGCGCTGCTGCTGCCGACCGTGTCGCGCAACGGCGACGGCTCGCTGCGTTTCCAGCCGCCGGAGTGGGGCATCGGGCTCTCTCTGCTGGCCCCGCTGGCCAACTGCCGCCATGCCATCCTCTCGATCAAGGACATGGATCGCGGCCCGGCGCGCACTGCGCTGGTCAAGCAGGCCCGGAGCTACGGCGCCAGGTGGGGCATGTTCCTTGACGACGACACCGTGCCGCCGCCGGACGCGATGCAAAAGTTACAGTACGTACTGGAGAACGCCGACGAGAACGTAGCGGTGGTGGGCGGCATCTACACCACGAAATCCGATCCCGCGGTACCGCTGGTGTTTCAGGATTACGGCATCGGGCCGTACTGGCGGTGGAAGCGCGGCGATGTGTTCGAGTGTCAGGCCGTCGCCACGGGCTGCATGATGATCCGGCTCTCCGTGTTCGACGATCTCCCGGAGCCGTGGTTCGTGGACGTGCATGGCGTCGAGCATGCCCGGTCGCTGGGCCTGTACCGTAATGGCGACGCCCTGCCGCTGTCGACGGAGTGGACGGACGATATGTATTTCTGCTACCGCCTGCGCAACGCGGGGTTCCGCATGATGGCGCACGGCGGCGTGCTGTGCGACCACTGGGGGCAGGACGGGCGCGTCTACCGTCTGGCCGAGGACTCGTATCCGATGCGGTCACGGGACGCGGGAGGCGCGAATGCCCAAAGTTGACCCGCAACAGAATCGCTACTACCCGTCGCCGACAAAGACGAAGGATCTGCACAACGACTTCCGGCTGCTGTTCGACCATGTGTATTCGTTGCAGGATCGGCTGAAAGAGACGCAGGGCCAGTTGGCGACGATGACAAAGAAGCACTCCGACCTCGCGTCGCAGGTCGCCAACGGCCCATCGACGACGAAAATCGGTGGCCTCTTCGTCAAGGCCATGACGCCCAACGACGGCGACCGCCTGACTTACGACGGAGCCAGCGGCCAGATTGTATACAAGCCATGAGGTACGACATGAATCCGATTGATTCCGCGCCACTTTCCCGTTATGCTGGCCGCATGCGTTACGCGGCGGCAACCTTTATCCTGTTGGCTGGGTTGGTAATGGGAGCCGCCGTCCCTTTGGCATCCGCACAAGGGTCGGCGTCGGGCGGCACTGTGACCACGAAAGGCGCGATCACGCCGGGGAATTGCTCCAGCTTCTTCTCCAACACACAGATTCAGGATGCGGGCACGCCTTGCGGTGGAGGTAGTGGGACGATCACTCCCGGCACCGCGACTCAGCTGACAATCTACACAGGCCCGACTACCCTTGGGGGTGACACGCTGCTCACCGACACGGGAACGACTCTCGGCTATACGGGGGCAGGGTTCGCAGTCGGTGCGTCTCCTCCGACGGCTTGCGGATCGGCGACTGGCTGCATGGCAGCGACGGAGAACTCCGTAGCGGGATCACCGCAAGCTAGCCAAAGTTACATCCGCTCTGATTCGACTTCAGGATACGTGGCCTCTATTCATGGCGGAAGTGAGTTCACATCGTTGATGAATTTACCAACTTCCGCGTTAGGTTGCATCAACCCGCAAACGGCGACCTACCAGGTTACGGCTGCCGACTTCGCCAACCACTGCACGATTTACGCGGCGTCCGGTACCTTTACGATTACGCTTGTCGCCTCCGGCTCGCAGCCTCCGGCAGCACAGTGCATCAACGTCGTCAACTATGGCAACGGCGTACTGACCATCGCTCGTAGCGGCCAGAACATTAACGGCGCGACGACGAACTTGACGATCACGGCACCGTCCTCGGCGCAGGTCGCTTCTAGGTCTACCGTTTGCAGTGACGGCACGAATTACTTCGCAGACAACGGCTCGCAGAACGCCAGCCTTCTGGTCGGCAAGAACTGGGCCGCTCCGGCAGCCATCGGCAACACGACTCCTGCGGCGGGATCGTTCACAACAACCACCGCAGGCACGGCGGGAACGACTGCCGGGTTCGTCGATCTGGGTGCTGGTTTCCTGACAGCTGCAATGACCGCTCAGTCAACGGCAACTTGTACCAACGTTACGAGCATGACGTGGAACATCGCAGCGAATAAGCGATACGTATTGAAGTGTGAGGTACCTGTCACTTTTGCGGCCTCGGCTACTTTGCAGTTCTGCCTTGGCGGGCCGGGCACCGCGACTTCCTACAGCCTTGAGGCGGACGGCCCTATCGGCGCGGCGGGTGCTTACGCGCAGATCACGACCTTGGCGCAAACGGCCTACGGAACCAAGACCGGCGCTTCCGGCGCGGCGGCGGCTGGAGAATGGGTGCATGTCGCCGCGAATATACAGAACGGCGCCACGGCCTCCGGTACAGCTCTAACGTTACAGACTGCGGCCAACGGGACGAACAACATCACGGTAGGGGCGAACGCCTCCTGCCAGTTGACGCAGACTAATTAACATGCGGAAAGTGCTCCATCTCGCACTCATCCTCGTCGCCTCTCTCGCGGCGGCGCAGGCGCCTTCCGTCTTTGTAGTCGGCCCTCCCGAATCAGGGACAGGGAACACGCATTTCAAGACTTACGTGCTGACACAGGCTACCGTCCTTGGAGTGACGGATGGGCCATCATGGGCCTCGGTCGAAACGACCACGGCTGCCGCGTTGACCACTCCCTGCGCCCCCACTGGCACGGATATCTGCCAGCAAGACGCGACCTTCGCGACGCTCTACCACACTTACGACTGGACGAGCGCGGACGCGACCTTGGCGCAGTGGTTCGCTGCCGGGAAGAAAGTGAACATTTTAACGACCTCCCAGACCAACGGGCCGAATTCCGCCACACCGTACTACCTGACGACGAGTGCGTGGACGACTGTTGCCGGAACCCAGCATTACATCAACGTGGCGAAGGACTCCTGCTCGCAGGATGCGGGCGTAGCGATCACCAGCGCCGCAAGATTAACGGGTGGCTCGAACGTGGCCACGGTCACGCAAAACAATTCCTACAACGTGGGCGACACAGTTTGGGTCTACGGATTCACCGACTCCACGTTCAACATCACGACGCAAGCGGGGACGACTGTACTATCGGCCAACGGTACAACGTGGACGTACGCTTCCGGGGCCACCAATGCCGTGACTGCGACCGGCTCAGGGTTCTCTGAATCGCAGGTGCAGTCTTGGTTCGTGCCTACGGATGCGGGCTATACGGCGGCGCAGGAGGCGTTCGAGGCGGCTCTGGTCTACCACTTCAATCACTCCGCCAACGTCTCCCAAATTAGCTACTCGCGTGGCCTCCCAGCGGCGCGTGGCGGAGAAGTGGTCATGCTCTGCCCCGACCAGATGGTTGCGGACGGATTCCCCGGATACGCCTCGCAGGCGCAGGCAAAGACTACCTGGCTCGCGTGGATTCAGAATTCCATCAATTACATGGCCACCCTCAATCCAACATTTCAGGTCATCAACTCGATGAATCCCGGATGGACGGGATCCTCGCCGGACTACTCCTACGCGGACTCGCAGGCGGGGTACGCCATTGCGGCCTCGAACGCCGGAGGGCATCGCAACGGATTCGGTTCGCAAGGACTCCAAGCAACAGACAAGTGCAGCGCAACTCCGCCTCCCCCTTACTCCTCCGCCGATTGGGTAACCTCTGCGGCCAACTACTACAGCGGTGGCAGCGTCAGTCCCGGCACGCAGCCGATTGAAGGCCAGCAAATCGATCGTTCCGATCCGACCGCTGTGTATAACGGTTCCTGTATTTGGCAAAGCGGGCTTACCGGAGTTCCCGGTTTTCAGGGCGCAGGTGGAACCAGATCCAGCACGGGCAGCTTGGTCGCCTATCTGCCGTACGCCAAGTCCAGGCACCTTTCGACGTTGGAGTTATACGCTTTCGACGCCGCGCTCGCCTTCGATCCGACTTACTGTGTCGAGAGCGCTGGAACGTGCGGAAGCGGAAGTTATCCGGGCGCGGTGTACGGGATGCGCTGCCAGGGGCCAACTTCGGCCACTTTGCCAACCTGCCCCGGAGGGCACGGCGACGGCACCTACGCAGCGGCGCTCAACGCATTCTCCCAGTCCTCAACAGCACCGGGCCAGATCAGTTCCGGCGTCACCATCAGCGGAGGATGGGCAATTCGCTAGACCAATCGAATTAGAGTAAGAGGAGATCACCATGGCGACGCAATCGGTAATGAAGGACTGGAAGTCGGGCCCGACGTGGCCGCTGGGGCTGATCGTCGTGGCGGCGGCAGGCACGCCCGTCGGTATCATGTCACTGGTCGATCCCTCGTCGGTCAACGCGCCGGAGACGGCCACGACCGCCAGCAGCGACGAGTACACGTCGTGCTTCCAGCAACTCATGTTTCAGGGATTCAAGGCCAACACAGACGGCCTTCAGACCAACGCAGGCAACGTGTATATCATGCGTAAGGGCGTGCAGGGACTCGGCAACCGGGACGACTACGGCGCCATGGTGGCCGTGCTGCTGCCGGGGCAGACGATATTCATCAGCAGCGCGCCCAGAGTGCGGGACACATTCTCCGGCTACCAGTTCTATATCGACGCCGACAACAATGGCGATTCGGCGCTGGTAACGGGATTCGTACAGTAAGGGAGGCCAGCGATGGCAGACGACGACGCAGCGCAGGATGTGCGGTTCGAGTGGATCGACGGGCCAGACGCGAGAGATGCGCCGCGACCCGCGACGAAGGCCGAATGGGATGCTATCGACGACGTGTGCATTCAACGCGGCTGGATGAGTCTCAGCCGCACCTACAGCCGCGTGCTGGTTGCGTATCGCGGCGACCGGATGATCGGCTTTCACGTGCTTCAACTCCTGCCCCACGCCGAGCCTCAATACGTTAACGCCGACGAGCGTGGCAGCGGGATCGCCCAGCAACTCGCGGATCAGATGGTAGCGTTTCTCCAAGGCGTAAAGGCGCGCGGATGGATGGTCATCGCCGACTCACCGTTCGCCGAGAAGATGTGCAAGGAGCGCGGGATGACACGGATCAAGTCTCCGGTGTATATGACGCAATGAGCGGCCTCGCCTCAGACATCGGGAACGTGTTCGGTGGATCGGGGGCCAAGACCGATCGCAAGCAGCAGCTCGCCGGATTCGGCGATCTCTCCAACCTGTTCAACTTCGGCATGAACACGGGCAAGAACTCGACTGGCGCGGCCTCAGACCTCCTTGGCCAGGCGGGCGGCTACTACTCCAAGTTACTCGGCGGCGACCGGGCTGCGACACTCAGCGCCGTCGCGCCGACGGTGAACGCGGCGACGCAGCAGACGGACGCAGCCAAGCGCCAGATCGCCGGGAGCGGTACGGCGCGCGGCGGCGGCGTCAACGCGACCACGCAGACGCTGGAGGATTCCAAGCGCGCCTCGATCGACGCGGCGGTGAACGATGCCAAGTCGAAGGCTGCCACAGGCGCGACCGCTGTGGGGAGCACGCTTGCGTCGCAGGCGGGCAACCTGCTGGGACTGGGCGGGCAGGCGGCGGGCGACCTGACGAAACTGGCCGGGGATTCGCGCACCACGTCGGACGCCCTGCACCAGCAGAAAGCCCAGTCCACGGGCAATCTGGCGTCCGATGCGCTGGACGTGATCTTCGGATAAAGGTGACTCTCACTATGCCGCCACAACAACCAGCGACGCAAGGCACGCCGACGGTGGCCGCACCGCCGTCCGGCGATCCCGCGGTAGATGTACAGGGAGCGGGCAACGGCGGCGGGATGGACAAGTTCCGCAGCATCATTTCACGGCTGAGTGGTGGCGGCACGCCTGCCATCGACAAGGCGTTGCAACAGCACCACGACGAGGTTATGGCAGACGCGCAACGCCGTTCAGCCAATGCCAAATCCTGGTACAGCAAATACATGGCGGCGTCCCGCACGGGCAAGGATCCGGTGACAGGCCAGCCGATGACGCCGGACGAGATCGCCAAGCTGAAAGTTAATGGCGACAAAGAGATGGCCGAGTACGGCAAGATTGCAGGGAAGTCGAAGCAGGCCAAGCCACTGGTGCAGCAGATGGCCGGAGCGATGAAGCATGTGATCGCGCATCACGACGCGGCGATAGGGCAGCCTGCCGGGCCATCAACACAGCAGGGTTCGCCGACCGTGCCACCGCCGCCGCAAGGAGCCGCGCCGCCGTCACCACAATCCGGGACGGTGCCGCCTCCGCCCACGGGAGCACCAACGGCGGCCTCCGCGACTCCGACTCCGCCAACCGCGCCGTCCAGCAACCCGCTCATGGAGGCCGCGCAACGGGACTCCGATGCCGCGTCGATGAAGGAGCAGGATGCCCGCCGGATCAAGGATCAGGAATACCGTGACAAGCTGACCGCCGAGGCCGATCCACGCTACCACGTCAACGACCTGAAGCGGTTCCGCGACGACCTCCATGACGCATTCCCGCAAATGTCGCCGGAGGATGTCGAGAAGGCCATGATGACCAAGGCCGGAGTGACGCCCAAAGGTGCGGGCAAAGAGATGCAGCCGGATTTCAAGGATGGAATGCTGGTCGGCGTCAAGAACCCAGCAACGAATGAGTATTACACCGACCCCACTACGATGCCCCCGGAGGCCAAGGCGATCTACGACTCAGCGAAGAAGGTTGAGAAGGCGCACGAGGCGGCGCAAGATGCGCGAGACGATCGCAGGTTTCAGCACCAGATCACTGCGTCTACGCTGGCGTTCCAGCATGCACTCGACCGCAGCGATTACGCCGCCGCGCAGAAAGAAGTCAAAAAGGCGCGGTCGGACTACGACTCTGCCATCGATCGCCAGACGACGATGCACCAAAACTTGGACGCGGGCCTCAAGGGTGACCAGCAGGCGATGCTGTCGCTCGTCGCCAACCACATCGGCATGACGCTGGGCGCGCAGAAAGGCGCCCGGATCACGCGGGCGGTGTGGGATGAAGCCACGTCATCCGCGCCTTGGCTGGCCAAGCTGGGAGCCAAGTTCAGCGATGACGGGTATCTGAGCGGCGTGACGTTGACGCCGGAGCAGATGCGCCAGATGGTGGATCTCGGCGACCAAAAGGTCGGCATCTTGAAGGATCATGTAGATCGCGTCGAGGAGGAGTACAAGGACGACTTGGACACTAAGACGCACGGTAAGACCGTGCCGCCCCCGCCAAGCAAGCCATCTAACGGGAAAACGGTGTCCCTCGCCGCCGCGAAGAAGCTGCCACAGAACCGCGGCAAGTCTGACGACGACATCAAAGCCGACATCAAGTCGCACGGGTACAAGGTAGGCGACTGATGCCGCAAGACCCCTACGCATCCATTGCTACCGCCGAACCGTCGACCAAGAACGATCCTTACGCGTCCATTGCGACACTGCCCAGTGCATCCAGTCCCATCACACCTCCCGCGATAGCCAAGCCATCCGTCGCCATGCACGAGTCCTACCTCGCAGGCGATCCCGACGCCGACCCCGACCAGTCGTTCCTCGCTCGTACCAGCAAGCGCGTCGGCGACACTGGCCACAGCCTCAACCAGACGATCAGCGGAGCTATCGCCATGACTGAGCGTGGGACGCCAGAGCATGCCGATCTGGTGCGAAGAATGTCAGGCCCGCATCCCTTCGCCGGGCCGAAAGAGACACTGGCGCGGGCGTGGAAGTACGGGCCGCCGGGCCAGATCGTCGCTGCGGCCAAGGATTGGGCGAAGGATCCCGCTAACCTCGCTGGGGACGCCCTCACGGCTGGGATCATGCACGAGGCGGGTGCGGAGCCGTCTGGGAGCTCCGAGGCCACGACCGCCACGCCGCGCGGAAAGACGGTGCCAGAGCCTCCCGCATCCGAGGTCACACCAGAGCGCGTCGAGGCCATCGAGAAGGCCAATCGTGGGTACCGTGACGCCACCGCGCAGGTGCAGCGTAAGGCGCGGCTGGACGCTGCGGCAAAGGGCACCGTGAAGGAGTTGCACCAGAATCTACAGGAGACGTACACCCGCGCACGGTCGTCGCTGGATCAGCGTTGGGGCCAGTTCCGCCAAGGGATGGAGGGGGCGCAACTTGACCCCGCTGCCGCGTTCAACCAGATTGAAGATGCGAAGGCCAAGTATCTCAAGGGAAGCCCCTCGTCACTGAAAGTGTTCAACGATCTGGCGAAGGAGATGGGGATACAGGAGTTCATGGAAGGTGCGGGGGGCGAGTTGAAGGCCATCCCAGGCACGGGAGAGTTACCGTTCGACACGGCCCGCGTACACTACTCCGCGATCGGCGACAAGCTGGCGCAGGGGAACCTCCCCGGCAACGTGTACCAAGCGTTGAAGTCGGTGCAGGAGGGATTGGACTCGCAACTTACCAAGGCCGCCGAGTCCCGCAAGCTGGGCGACCAATACACGGCGCTGAAATCGTCTGAGCGTCAGTTCCGTCAGGATTGGGTCGATCCCAAGTCCCCGTTGGCTCGCGCACACAAAGCACTCGACGCCAACTTCTTGGAGCCGCAGGTTATGGGCCGCGGCAATGAGTACATGTCGAACCAGTTACGCCGCTACACCGAGCATGGCGCCAAGCCGCATCTGCCGTTGGCCGCGAAACGCATTGCAGGCGAGGCTGCGGAGATCAGCAAGAAGGTGCCGGAAGTGAAGGAGTTGCCGAGGCCCAAGCCGCCCAAGCCGCCGGAGAAGGGCACGATGGCTCGTAAGGCAGCCCGTCTCGGAGGGAAAGTGGTCGGCGGGTCTATGGGATCGGCGATGGGTCACCCGCTGCTGGGATACGCGGTTGGGGGCGAGGCTGGCGCGGAACTCTACGACCGCTTCAAACGCCCTCGGACTGTTCCTCCGCCCCCGGTCGGCGACGAGTAGCGGCGCTAAGGATGCCGCAGCCGCGACATTTGACGATCAGTTCCACGCCCCACTCCACCATGCGATCCAAGTCGTCCGGCGTCACGCGCAGGAGCTTCCAGCGCCCGTCGCAGCGGTAGCACGGATCATCCATGCGTACCGGATTGGTGATATTGTGGGGACGTATGTTCACCGTGTCCGCCTCGGATCTCCGCCAGTGGCAGACCTGCCCCCGTCGCTGGCTTTTAGAGCGGCAGTGGCGCGTGTTGCGATGGCGTCCGGCGTCATTGTTCCGGTCGTGTCTGCGCGAAGGTGTGTTCCGACTATCGAACACCGAACCGATTGAGGTTGTAAGGTCGGATGCGCGTACCCGGTTTCTGTCCGAGGCGGCGCGGCCGGGACTGGACATGCTGACCGGCGACCCGTGGACGGTGGCGCAGGACTGGGCCGGGATGCTGGGCGTGACTCTGACCGCCATTGCGCGATTAACGCTGCTAACTCTAACCCGGCCACCGCGAGTCCTGCCAGGCACCACACCCACCACAGCGTCATGGCTCCCTCAGTCGTGGGCCGACGACTCCGGCACTCTGCACCGCTGGATCACCGCCGACGCATTCGACGCCGACACGCTGGCCCGCGAGGCGCATTCGTGGGCCGTAATCGGCGACATGGTGATGCTGGACGCGCCGATGATGCTGCATGTAGTCGATATCGGCCAGCAGCGGAGCGGCCGGCGCGTGTCGCCGTGGGCGCGATGCTGGAAGCATCCGTGCATCGCGGGGCAGTACCGGTTCCAGCGACCGGACGGCAAGGGCGGATGGCGCAAACTCTCCGGCGACAAGTGGACGCCGCTGTGGTACGCCGACCAGACCAAGCCGGACGCCGACGCGTGGTGCGATCTGCTCGACGCCGATCACGTTACGCCGTCCCTTCTTCACCATGTAACCATCGCTCAACCTTCGCAGGCACAGGGCAGCCGTATCCGATCGGAAATACTCCTTCTAGTGGAGGAGATGCGTAGACGACTCGTGGACGCAGACGCGGCGGTGGATCCGCTGTCGGTGCCGATGGCGCGGTCGGCGTGTGATCCGGTTGGAGGGCCGTGCGCGTGGCAGCCGGTGTGCATGCCATGCGATAGCCGAGTGGACATCGCAGGACTGGGCCTGTATCAGATCCGAGCAGCTGGCGCAGACGCACGACAGGCCACTCCGACTCCGCAGTCGGCCTATACCATCGCAGCAACAGAAGACGCCACAGTCGGCGCATGAGCGACCTCCCTCTCAGTCATTGAAGCCCAGTTCGGCCCGGCACTGCATTCCGCGTCACACCACAGTCCTTCCGGTGTAACCGAGTTCCGCAGCACCGGCGACGGCGCGATCAGGATCGGGTACACCTCGGCGATGTGTTGCTCCAGCAGCGGCGCGGGAAAGTCGAACATCAGCGAATCGTGGATCGTGTTGCACAGGCCATAGCGGTCAGCGATCCCAGCGCGTTCCAGCGCCTTCATCGTGAGCCGGATGTTGCCGAACGCGACGTTGGCGGGCAGGAACGCTACCGCCTCCTCCGCCTGGTCGCCGTTTTTGTACGTGGCCGATTTGTAGTCCCAAGTGAAGACTTCGTAGAACCGTCGCAAGTGGCCGAACGGGGAGCGCAGGTACTGTTGCTCGTGGGCCTGCTGGCGGATACGCTGCTGCCACGCAAAGACTCGCGGAAAAAGACGGTGCAGGAGATCGAGGAAATGCTTTGCAACTCGCTCCCCAGAAAAGTGCTCAAGGTTCTCCTGATACAGTCGCCGAGCGCCCATTCCAAAGCCGACTCCGAGAATGGAAGGCTTGGCTTGCTTATCACGGACACGTTTGCGGTCGCTATCCTGCTTGAACCATCGAAAGCGATCTCGAAGCTCCTCATCGGACTCCTCCATGATTTGCGGTTGCCATGTGCCGAGGAAGCATCCCGCGACGAATGAGTGCATGTCCAGCCGCGCCATCCGCATGTAGGAGGCGTCCTCGGCGCACCAGCCAGTGGTGAGGACGTGGTAGGCCTTGTAGTCCCACTCGACGAGGATGCGGCCGGGCGGCGCGGCGACCATGCGGCGGATGGCCTTGGCGAGCCGACCATGCTTGGGGAAGTTCTGCGCGTTCGGGTTGCGGGAGGTGAGCTGGCCCGTGCCGGTGTCGAACGTGAACGTCGTGTGGACGCGACCGTCGGCGTGGGGCGCGAATCCGTCGATGTAGGTGCCGCGCATTTTGGAGAGTTCGCGATATTCGATCACGCGGAGGTAGAAGTCGTCGCCGCTGCGATGCGCCAGCCGGACTAACTCTTTCTTCGCCGTGGTGTCTTTGTCGTGGCCTTCGTCGTCTTGTTCGCGGGATTTAGGACGCTTGTGACCTCTAGCGTCCATGTATCGTTTGAGCTGGTCAGGAGAGTTGGGGTTGAAGGCAATGACCCGGCAATAGCGTTCAACGCTCCTTCGGCAAGGCTCTCCAGTGCTCTCATCAATCGTGGTGATGGTACAGGCCCGCAGTACAAGACCTGTAGTATCTTTAGGCGTCCTGACGTATCCGTAATCATAGTTCCCTTTCTTCCCGCGCCGCGGCTCCAGCCCCAGCACTTCCTCCGGCACTCTCAGTTGCAGCGCCGCGTCCAACTCCTGTTGCGCCGCATCGAACTCCCCGTCCAGCTTCAACCGCTCGGCGTCGTCGACAGGCAATCCCCGCCGCTCCATCGCCGCGAGGATCGGCCTGACCTGCGCCACCTGGCCCACGTACCCGCCGACACAGTCGCCGGACGCGTCGTACGGCGAGTCCCAGATGAGATCGCGGTCGAGTTGTTGGTGCAGGAACGTGTACAGGCGCAGCGTCGCGTCCACGTCGACGCATCCGTAGAACTCTAAGTTGGTGGCCGCCAAATGTTTCCACGGGAACGGGAACTGCACGAACTGGGCGCAGAACTGTAGGTGCGCCGGGAGATCCGGTTGCCAGTGGTGGAACATCTGGAGCGTGTCGTGGATCACGCCTCGTGGTCGGAGGTCGAGTCCCTCGCGCTGGCCGCAGGCGTCGAGGACTTTGTTGTCGAAGAGCCAGAGGTTGTGGCCGCATTTGACATTGGGGGTTCGTAGCAACTCGCCAGCGATGTCCCGATAAGTTCCCTCCCAAGGGAGAGCGATTCCACTGCCTGATTCAATAGAGAACTGGATGAGTCGAATGCGGGTATCTGTAAATCCATCGCGAGCATCCTCATCAAGGCTAGCGCTCTCGAAAGTCTCGATATCGTAGGAGAGAGTTCGTTCCGGAGATTCCGTAACTCTTCGCGCAAATGCTCGCGCCTCGTCAAGGCCAGGATGTAGCGAATATCTGAGCTGTCCATACGTCTCCTTCTCCTCCGGGTCGATGCCCCACGTCCATTCACGATCGCGCCCCGCCGCCACGTTCACCGCCCGTTGCAGGTTGCGCGCGAACACGCCTTGCAGCGACGCCTTGCCGCGCCGGATGAACGCCGGGTGGAACGCCGGGATCACCGGGATCGGCGCGTCGTCCGGCGCCTTAAGGAACTCCGCGAACCGACCTGACGGAAGCGCGTACCCGCACAAGTGGCTCACGCCCCGCGCCGTCCCCGCCTCCCCTGTCAGCTCCCGCAGCGCCGTATCCCCCAGCGCGAGGATGGCACGTGGCCGCCGGTCGCGGATCGCGGCGTCTAAGTTAGGCCGGCAGTGCGTCAACGCCGACCATTCCCACGGCGCGCCCGCCAGCCAGTTGTTGCGCGGGCGGCAGCGGAGCGTGTTGGTGATCGAGAACTGGGCGCGGGAGTAGCCCATCCGTCGAAAGGTGCGTTCGAGCACGGAGCCGCTGGGCGCATACGGGCGTAGCGGGAGCTGGTCGCGGGCTTCGAGTTCGCCGCTGGCTTCGGCACAGATGAGGACACCGAGCGATCCGGTTCCCTCGATCGCGCTGAAATCTGTTCCATGGCCTTCGATTGAGCAGCCGGAACACGAACTGGGCTTGCATCGGCTCACTTCTTCGGCCCCGTTGCGGCTGGCGCTGGCGATGGCGCAACCACCGCCCGCCACTCCATGTCCCCCCGCGCCACGCCCTTGCACGCGGCCTCGCTTGGCTGTCCCGTCCCCGGCCCGTCGCATACCACGTAATGCGCCGCGTCCAGATGGTACTTGGCGTACAGGTCGCGGAAGAACTGCGCCCGGCGCTGTTGCGCGGCCATGGCGGTCTGGTACTGCGGCGTCTGCTGCAACGCGGAGATGTCCTGCGCCTCCTCCAACTGGAGGGAGCGGCCATGGAACTTGTCGTCGGCCGACAGCAACGGCGGCGGAGGCAGCGGGATACCGGAGTCTACGGTTGGCTTGCCTGGCGGCGTCTTAATGGACGACGGGATCGGCCCGTCCCCCTTGACGTTGCCAGTGCCGTCTTGACAGTGCGCCGTCGCAGCGAGGAACACGACGGCCAGGATGGCAGTGACGCAGACGGCGATACGGGATGTCATTGCGATTCCTCCTCCATGAAGCATTCAGGATAGTCCCGCCGGATGCGCTCCTCGCCGAACTGCGCGACCATCCGCGCCAGCAGGGCCGGGTCGCGCTTCATATTCAACACCGCCTGCCGCCGCGCCCACGGGGTCGTGCGTCCGTGCTCGGACAGGATGATGGGGTCGTTGGCGTATTCGTCGTCGGTCACAGCCATGGTCGAGTCCTTTCGTCAATGTTGCAGTTGCGGATGAACCTCTCCTGTTGGCCCACGATGCGGAGCCCAGCAAGAGTGCGGCATCGTGACAGCGCCACGTATTCCATCGCCGGAGCCGAGAAGAAATGATCGCGGATGTCCACTTGGAGCCGATCGAGCGACAGCCCCTGGGACTTGTGTACCGTGGACGCATACGCCAGCCGCATCGGCCACATTTCCACCTGTCCCTCGACGAACCTCCGCCGCTTATCCGGTATCCAGTGTGGCCGCGACAGCCACTCGCCGTGCCCGGTTGCGCCGTCGCCGCGCGTCCATCCTTCCGGCTTGTCCTTGCGGCCCGTGTCACGCACCACGCGCCGGACGTCCACCTCGGCCCCGTTACGCACCAGTTCCACGGTCAGCGATCCGGCGGAGTGGTCGCGCACGTGGCCGCAGTCCCCGTTGGCGTACTCCAGCGAGCCATCGTCGCCGTAGGAGTTCGACAGCAGCATCACGTACGCGCCCGGCTTCAGCGTCACCCGGTCGGGCACCTGCTTCCACTCGCCGCGCTGCTTGCCCCATCGGCGGTTGGTCAGAGTAAACGTCGCGCCGGAGAGGCGGTCGAGGGCCATCCCGTTGTAGCGATCGACGGCGTCGTTCTTAGGCACGATCGTCGTGCCGTCGAAGCCGATGTCGAGGGAGGAGTGCCACTCCAGTCCCTCCTGCGACAGCACTGCCGCCGCCGCGTCGCCGCAACCGGATCGCGTCAGGTTGAGCGCGTTGAGGAACGGCCCGGCGTCCTGCCGCCATGCTTTAGTGAGTCGCGTCGTCGCGGCGTCGAAGCGCCACCATTCGTCAGACTCGAACGCCCAGCGGGCCTTGACCGGAGGGAGCTGGGCGAAGTCGCCGACGAGGGTGAGTCCCAGCGGCGGCGCGCCGGACGCGGACAGGAACGAGTTACACTCCAGCGCCGCCCGCACGAGGATGCCGAGCTGGTCGCCGTCCATCATCGACACTTCGTCGATCACGATCCGGCGGTAATCCTCCCTCAGTTCCTTGAGCCGACGCACCAGCGACCCGTTGAGGTAGGAGTCGCGCAGGGAGTCGGTGTCGAAGAATCGCAACAAACTGTTCAAGGTCGTGGTGCCGAGGTTTACGGCCGCGATGCCTGTCGTCGCCGCTAAGACGCCCGCGCTGGGGTCGGCGGCGATGCGTTCGCGCCACAGGTACGTCTTGCCGCTCCCGGCGACGCCGCAGGTGAACTCGCACGGCACCGCCGCCGGGTCGGTCACTCTCCTCTCCATCTCGCCGTCGCCGTCGCCGTGATCCCGCAGCGCCGCAGCGTCTCGTTCACCATCACCTGGAATGCCAGCGGCGTCATCGGGCGGTACGCGCCTGCTATCGTTGTCTCTGCCGCGTACATCCATTTCCGTTGCCGCCTCCGGCGTAGTATCCGTCGTAGCCATCTGGCCCTCTCGATCAGGATTGCGTTGTTATCGTGTACGTGGCGCTGGAGCGTCTGGAGGTCGGTGTCACCCTGGCGTCGGCCCATCCCGTCAACTCCGAATATAAATCCGCTTGATGTCGTCGGCCAGCACGGCCCGGTACTGGCAATTCGAGCAATACACTTCCGTCTTGGTCGTCAGGAACTTGGTGAACCCGTTCGCCGGGGCCAGCAGCAACGTACCAGAACCGCAATGCGGGCAACGGGGAATCCACATCTCCGACGCCTGCGTCCTTGCCTGTGCCGCCATCTGGCGATCCTCCCTCGCAATATCAAAGGCGGCGGGTACGACTGTTCATCGCTGTCCCGCCGCCGTGCCCGGCCGCCGCAACCGGCTTCCCCCGCGGCGAACGAGACTACTTCCCCGCCGCCGGCTGCCCGGTACCCCGTGTCGGCTGGCTTTCCTTGAGGCTGAAAATGCCGACGATGCGCGGCTGGGCCCGCACCAGCGACCCACATCCCTGCGTCGGGCACTTCGCCATCGGATCGTGTACGCCCGGCGTCTTGGTCGATGGGAACCGGTGCATGCCTTGCAGGAATGGACGCGGGGCGCGATCGCCCTTCTTCTTCGCCGCCTCCTGGCAATGCTGGCACTCCGCCGACCACGCGGTCTCGATGACGAGTTCCGGCTCCTTGGCCAACTGAGTCAGCAGGGCGTCCATGTACTGCTTCTGGTTGCCGGATGGCAGCACCGTCCCGCCCAGCTTGCCGGTCAGCGTGGCCGCCTGCGACGTACCCTTCCGAGCGTCGATCAGCGTCTTGACCCAATACTCGGTCAGCTTGACACCGTCGAACTCGCCGGAGTGGTCGATCACCGAGAACTCCACGTTGGTAGCGAGGAACGGAGCGCCGTTGGCCATCTTGGCGCGGGAGAAGATGGCGTACCGCTGCTGCTGGCCTTTGTCGTCCCGGATGTCGACCTGTTTGGCCTTGGCGCGCCACTTGCCGTCGGGGAGCGGAGGCAGGATCGCATACGCGTCCGCGTCCGGGTTGATGGTGAGGACTTCCGACGTGAGCCGGGGGTCGTTGGGGTCGATCGCGGGAGCCTGCTCGCCCTGTGCCGCAGCGGTCTCAGCCGGTGCGTCCGCGTACGTTACGTCTCCGAATGTACTCATTGCTTGCTTCCTCCATGGGCTGATAGGCCCGACACAACATTCTGGTTACTTGGTTGATAACTCTGCGACAGGACGCGGGCCGCGACCCAGCTTGGCGTCGGCCTTCTCGCGCCATCCCTTGAGCGAGTTCGCGCCACCCTTAGTGAGATCGTCCAATGCCTTCAGGTATAAGTCGAATCCGTGCTCCGGCGTGGGCTCAAAGAACCCGCCGGGGAACCGTTTATCCAGTTCCCGCACCGCCGAATGCGTCACGCGCGGCTTCGCTGGGAAGCACAACCCGGTCACCGGATCAGGATGCTTGCGAAAGTAGTAGCGGCAGTGACGCTCGAACGTCTTGTCGTCAACCATCTCTCCCGGCTTGCCGCCCGGCTTCGGCAACTGCGTGATCTTCTCGATCTGATAGTCCTGCGCGTGGATACAGTCTCCCACCCACGTCGGGATCAGCGGAGTGATCGCCTTGCCGGGGGTCGCCACTCCCATCACGATCGTGCGATCCCCTTCCTCCGTCTTCTTCTCATGCCCGGTAAACAGGACGTAGGAGACAGGCCACGATATGAAGTTCATAGTGAGGCCATAGAGCTGGTTCTGGACAAAGTTATAGTGGCCGCGCGAATTCCCGGCAAACGTCTCCTGCCGCATCTGCCCACTTACGAGGATCGGCATTGAGAACGGCGTCGTGCCTTCTTCCCCCGTCTTGAGATTCTTGTCCGCAACGTGGCGCATCAGCATGGTGCCGATCGACGTGAATCCTTCAATGGCGATCGCGCCAACGTCCGACCAGTCGATGGGACAAAAGTCTACCTTGGAGATGTCCGTCTCCTCCGGGTTGCGGGGCCAGTAGCCCTGCGACACTTTACGCAGGATCGGCAGCGGGATTGTCGCTGTGTCGCAGCGGTAGGGCCGGATCATCCCAGCGTCAATCTCCTCCTGCACCGGCTTCCAGCCGCCACCGTCGGCGCTGAACAGAAGCGTGGCCTTACCTGTCTTCTCGGCGATATACTGCGCCATGTGGCCAATGGCGGTAGTTTTGAATGTGTCGGTTTCGCCGTATAGAACGCCGGAATCAGCCACGCGACACTCCCTCTACCGTTCCGGGGAATGCGGTCGCGGATTGCGCCGGCGCGGCGACGGCCTTGGCGTTCGTCTTCTTCGCCCGTGCCGCCGTTCGCTTCGGCGCGGCACGTTCGACCAACAGGTAGTCGTCCGCCTGTCCCACGACCACGGCGCCTTGCAGGTTGGTGGCGCAGCGTTCTGCCAGCGCCAGCTTGATGTATCGGTTCCTAGCCATTATTGCTCTCCTTTGCGAATTGCCGCTCGACCAGCAGCGCCACCTGCGCGTTCAATGATCGGCGGTTCAGTGCGGCCATGGCCTTGATGCGCTGGACAAGAGTCTTACGCAGGGCGACATGCACCGTCTGTGTCCTCTCTTGTCCGTTTCTGTCTAACTTTGTCTGCGGCACGAAGGTGACTTTACGCCGCGCCGGGAAAGTTGTCAACACTTATTTTCGATGGAATCCTGTGCATAACTATTTTCCCGCCGCCGTAAGCTTCCACACCGCTCCCATCCCGTTCGCACCGCCTGCCGACGACGTTCCGTAGAGGTTTCCCGCCGCGTCAGCCACGACCCCGCCCATCGGCTGGGCCGCATCGCCGCCAGGCGCGAACGAATACAGCGTTGTGAGGGCACCGGAGGGAGTGAGCTCGTACACCGTCCCCTCGCCGCTGGCCCCGCCGCCCTGCGTGGCTCCGTAAAGGCTGCCGCCAATCACGGCCAGTGGGCCAGATGGAGACTGGCCATCCACGCACCCGGCAAGGGAACAGAATTGCCACAGCATCGACTCCATGCCCTGCGCCGTTACCACGGCGATCGCTCCCTGCATGGCCGAGCCAGCGCCGGCCACCTCGGCATAGAAGTTACCGCGGGAGTCACGGGCCACGTAGGAGGGATCTTGGCCGTCGGCGCACCCGGCGTCCGCGCAGAAGGCGTAGATCGTCGATTCGGCCCCTTTCGCGGGGAGCTTGAACAGCGCACCACCGTAGAAGGTGCCGCCGGACGCGGTACCCCCCGCGAACGCGCCGCCGTAGAGGTTGCCCTGGCCGTCGCGGATCAGGTTGGCGACCGGATTGCCGTCGACGCCGAACGCGTAGAGGATCGTCTCTACGGCTCCCTTCGCGGAGAGCTTCCACACGACGCCGTAGCCGCCGTCTTTGACCGTGGGGCATTCGGCGTCGCACACGTTGAGGTCGCTGGCGGTGCCGTAGAGGTTGCCGGCGGAGTCGAGCGTCGGAGGGCCAAGAGGGTAGCGCCCATCCCCCGCCGCCTTGCCGAACGTATGCAGGATTGAATACCGCCCGGCCGCTGTCAGCTTGAACACGATCCCGTAGCCGACGCCGCCAAACACAGTGGTGCCGTAGAGGCTGCCGCTCTTATCCATCGCCAGCGACGCGTTCGGCAGCGCACCATCGGTGCCAGCCGTGAACGTGTGCAGGGTCGTCTTGACGCCGGTGGGCGACAGCTTGAACACAGTCCCGCAGCCGCCTTGGGCGCAAGGGCCGGTGAGAGAGCCACCGTATTGCGTTGTGCCGTAGAGTGTCCCCTTGGCGTCGACGATCAAGCCGCCGACGGGATACGATCCGTCGGCAGCGGAAGTGAAGGAGTAGAGGACGGATTCGGTGTACTGGGATTGGGCGGCGCAGGGCGCGCCGAGTCCGGCCAGCAGGATCAAGGTTAGAACGGTACGATACATAGAATAGTTAGCCTCCGCAGAGAGTAAGAACACAAAGCTTCATCGCGCACCCGGTTTGCACGTACTGACCCAGTGCTGCTCATCTGGATACGATTCTGCAAATAAGACGAGCCAGTGGACGGCCTCGCTCTCGCTCATGCAGTTTCCGTGGCCTGTTTCATTGGTAATGAGATTCCGCCACTCCACCCGCACCTTTCGCGGCATGGCGGGCGGCGCGTTCACGCCTGAATCGCAGACACATGTGATCCCGCTGCACATCTTGATGACAGGCTTCAGGCATTCTTCCGGGAACAGTTCCTTCACTGACTTGGTGGTAGAGCCGACGCGGATCGAGTCGGAGCAACTTAGCGCCCATACGCCGTTTTCGTGGGGTGGCGCGAGTGGCGACGTAATCGAATGAAATGCCTCCCATGGAGAGAGCGGCTTCCCATGAAAACTAGGCGACACTGGCGGCGTCGTTTGCCCCGCAGCAGTCCCGACCAATCCAAGCATGACAGCCAAAAGTAAAGGTCTCATCGAATTTCTCTCCTGTGCCCAAAACTTACTTCCCGATCTTCTCCCGCAGAGCATACGGGACTTTGCAAAGCATCGTTACTTGGCTGTTGGATGTGCTGTGCGAATGCCAGCCCTTATCCAGAGGCCATCCTTCCGCGCACCCTTTGCAGATCGCTATTGCATCCTCTTTCGCTTGTTCGGCTCGTCCTCTGCGATACGCTGCCTCAGGAGTCTCAGGCTCGACAAATTCGTGAAATATTCCCATTTCACTCACGTATTCATCCGTATGCGCCCATCGTTTCCCGTAAGCGCATACGTCATTAGCTCCGGGCGTCGTTTCTCTGCGGGCCTCTGAGGCGTAGGCGGCCCGAGCTTGCCAACCTTGCCACATGCTGAAGATGACGCCACTGTGATAGTCGAAGTCGTCACGTTCTAGGCTCCAGCCCTTCATGCCCTCCGCAATGCGCCGCATAATGAACGCTTCGAATTCGGCTCGTTCCTTCTCTTGGACTGGCTTGGAAGATGTCATCGGCTCAACTCCGCTAAACGTTGCAACTCCAAATAAATGCGGTATGGAGCAAGTACCATTGCGGGTTCTTGTGCATCGTCCCGCAGAATATACAATTCGTCGCGCTGGGCCATTTCCGCCAACCGACTGCCAGTTAACTGGCGCGCAAAACTGCATCCCTTGGATTTCACACGGTCATCAACATTCGGCATCACCGCGTCCCCTTTCGGCGTCCCTGGATCATTCATTGCGAGCCTCCCCGGAGCAATAAATTCTTTCGCTTCCACTCAGGATCGTTCGTGGTAGGGTTGCGTGCGGCGAGAAAGCGAAATAACTCCTGTCCAAGTTTTCTCTGCCGCCAAGATAATGGCAGAGGCATGTGAATCAACGAATGAATCAGGCACTTTGCCTGCAACTCAATTTCCAGATCGCTCATTGCGAGCCTCCCGGTTTCTTGTATCCATCACACAGCGGGTTTGTCGTGCAGCGTGGCTCGTCGCAGTAGACGATCTCCGGCGACTCTGGTTCGTTGCAAACGCCGTTCGCGCTGCACTCGATAGGCCCCGGCATGATCCAGCACTTCGCTGGTGGATGGTACGACGGCGTGTGCAGGATACACGCCAATGCCAGAACCGCGCCGACAACCCCCGCTATTACCGCGCCATAATCTCGCATCGTTCCCTTCCTTTCTCAGTGGCCCCGCTCCGGCTTCAGCGCACGAATTTTGCCGCACGCAATTGCTCGGTCAGTTTTCGTGAATCGCATGTGTTCGACTATGCGAGCCGCTTGCTCCCGGCACGCCTCGAAGCCGCGAAGATAGTCGGACTGAGCCTTTTCCGCCTGATCCGCAGCCTGGTTCAAATTCGCACGGTGAAACCAGTCATGCTTTCTACGCTTCGTCTCAGCCACTCTTCACCTCGGCCCTGTTCCCGGCGTGCAATCACCGTAAGGGTCTGTTGATCCGCAAGTTATTGGTTGGTGCGCGGCCCACTTCAGGCATCGCTCGCCCTTCACTGTGCAGGTGCCATCGTCGGCCATGTGCGCCCCGTCATAGCAGGTCGTCTGCAGGACTCCGGTACAGATTCCGTCGCGGCAGTTGTCCACCTGCTTCACGCCTCGTGGGTCGAGAATCTGCTCGCGCTGGTCGCAGTACAGCGCTAGAATCGGCTTCTTCACCGCGCAGCCACTCAGCAGCAGCAATGCGATCACGATGAGGCAGGGCTTTGGGTCAGGCATGGGGCTCCTCTCGCTCAATCGCAGATTTGCCAGTCTTCCGAAAGCAGGTCGATATTGTTCGGATTCCATGGCACTAGTTTCCCGTCAACCGTGCTCAGATATACGTAGGGCATTCCCATCTTGCTGTTGGCGTCGGGGACTTGCAAGCAGAGCCACATGCCTTTGCCGTTCCAGCCCAAACGCTGCACTTTCGTCATACCTGGATCGTTCTTCAACGCTTCAATTGCATCTCCGAAATTCATAGCTGCTCCGCATCTGCAACACGGTTGGCCGTCGTACCAGCAAGAACAGTGCTGCCTATCCTCGCTTTTGGCGCAGTGAGATTCCCACGTATCCTTGCGGTGCTGCACCCAAGTATCCGTGGCATTCATTTACTTTTCCTTCCCGGCAGGAGCCGAACGTCCGAATGCCCACTTTGCAGCGAACCACAAGACCGCCAAGAAGAAGCAGTCCAATCCCAGCAGTACGGCGATCAAAAAGAGTTGCACCAGCATTTCACTTCTCCTTCGTCTGCGCTGCGGAACGAGCCACGTAGATCAGTTCCAGCACGCACGCGATACCGATCAGTCCGCAGAAGAACACAAGGAACCCCAACACGTGGTGGCATTCCGAATCGTAGTGGCCGCACGCGCGATATTCGCGGATACACTCATTGCTCACGGCGAGCGCGCAGAGAATGCCGATACACAGAAATGCTCGCTTCATTTCTTCTCTCTTTGTTCCGCAGGGGATGGCTCCGTTTGCGCCCCAGAACGTGCCTCACGAGCATGTTTCTTAGACCAGTAATTGTCATAGTTGCAGCGCGGATCGCCGCATGAGCATTGCTTGCGCACTGGAATTTGAGTCAACACTTCAGGCGTTTGCGCTGCGGGAGAGGATGCGAGACGTGATTGCTGCTTGATATAGCCCGTCAGAATCATGTCCACGTCGGTTGGTTGCGGCGGAACGCAGAGACATGGCACAGGCTTGCCGTTATAGAGCGCGTCGTGAATCTTGTTGTAGGCATCCCGTGCCTGCTTGTGAGTGATCGTTGCGGCTCGTTGCTCGACGCCGGAAGGGGCCGGACCCCATTGTTCGCAGGCATTCCATTCCGGGTGTGGCACCATGCCATCATGCCCCGCAGTATGCAGCCCCAAACGAGAAGCGCAGGTTCCAAGCGGCTTGCGACACTTCTCGCACGGATCGCCCCAGGGCGAAGGTTGACCACACTCCCGGCACACAGGAATTGCATCCGTGCTATTTGGGAGGCCGGAAGGGGCCGCAGGGGATTGCGCGAAGGCTGCCCCGGATTTCAATTTCTCGATGTAATCTGCGGTGGCATCGTAAACGTCCCATCCCCAGTATCCCCGTGTCGGCAGCATCGCCCTCAATTTGTCCGCCTTGCCTAGTTGCACCATCGCCGAATCCTTCCAACCGCGCAATTCCTTCACTTCACGCTCAATATCGGACGGCTTCGCGGGGACTGGGGCCGGAGCGGAACTCGCCCTCTTGCCGTCATCTACCATTTTGAATAATTGGCAGTTCCATGTGAGCAATTTGGCCGCGAATACTTTACGGGCTATCGCTTCACCTTGAAGCACCATAGGCTCGACCTCCGCATCGTCGAAATGAATAATCCACCAGTCCGGCTGTGCGGGCGTTTCCTGCGGGAGCGCTGCCTCGGCGTGGGCGGCTATATACTCCTCAACGGATAATTCTTCATGGCTCCGGGGCGTTGGCGGCGCTTCCACGCCACTCTCCGCCTCAAAAGGTTCCTGCACCCACCCGTCAATTCCTCCCCCATATCCTTTTAGATGGTTGGCGCACGAGACGAACGTGGAACCATTCTTGCGAAATACCGCTACGATCTCGTTGTGCTCAAACGTGCCGTCTTCACCCTTTAGGATGCATGGGCACCCTAGTGCCGTCGTTCCTGCTGGCTTCATTGCGGCGCTCGGCTTCGTCGGCTTATCTGATGGGTTCATGGCTCTCCTTCACTCCTCGAACATTTCCATACCAATGTAGCTGCGGATTTCTTCCTCAGTAGTGAATTGTCCGCAAGGTCTGCCAAGTCCGGGGTTGCTAATTACACCGTCGTCCGCACAGAGAATTCCGCGAATATCTCCCAAGTTAGCGGGATATGCCTTGAATGTCCGGCACTTTGGGCAGACCAAAACAAATCCCTTCGGCAAAAATCCCCGATACGATTCCGTGCGTGTCTTGGCTCCCCTCGTCCCCGGCTTCACTCGGTCAGTCATCGGCTCTCCGAAATTTTCTTGGTGACGCTCTCATAGTTACAGGCGATGCAGAAATAAACGCTCACGATGGCATAGCTCCGCAGTTCTTTCCAAGTGACCTCGTAGCGTTTATCGTGTCCGCAGGGCAACTTTTCCGACTTCCTCTCTCCCGGCATCAGCGCCTCCCCAACTCGTTTTGAATTTGGGAAAACGGCTTTGTCCGTCCTGCGGCAGCATCCGCGAGTCCTGCGTGGATGCCTTCAAGCTCATGGGCGATAACTCGGATTCGCCCCGTAACGAGTGCTGACATCTCAGCGCGAAACATGAGCCACGCATACGGTTCCGTTTTGCAGAACACATCCACGCGAACTTCATCGTCGATGTAATCCAAGAAACCCTCTCGCAAGAAATCCCAGCAGAAACCGCAGAGGGTAGGCCATTCGCCATACTTAAACGCAACGTGACCATAATGACCACACTCCCCGATAATGCCGAAATCGCCCTGACAACTGCTCAAGGTTTCTAGGCCGGGGATGCGATTCATTAGTAGAACGAGATCGGCAACTTTCTCGTCTATTTCCAAATTCTCGCCGCGCACCGAAATTGTAATTGTCTTATGGTCTGCCATCACTTTTGCCTCCTGGCGTGCTCAAAATGGGATCGCCCTTAGTCAACCGGCGGGGCGCAGGTGTTTTTCGATGATTGCGGCGATTTCATCCGCGCTTAAATACCTGTGCCGCAAGGATGCAGCGTCCACTTCACGGCGAATTTCCTTCGCTGCATCCTTGACCCACTGGCCCGTGGGCGCTGCCGCCGCCAACCTATGCTCGGCTAGTTTCTGCGCGATGTGCTCGGTCTCGTCTGTGCAGGATTCGTCTATTCCGGCGCAGAACATTTTGTGAATCTGCCGCGCCAATTTACAGTCCGCATCGTTTGGAAACACGTCCGTCGTGGCTGGCTGCGTGGGCGGCTCGGACTCAATCTCCTGAGTCGCACAATTCCAGCCGAGATCGAAGTATGCCTCTGCCTGAGATTTCGCCACTCCGCGCAAATCCTTAGTGATCAGCTCGAAACTTTCGCGTGCTTTCTGGGATGGCGTGGGCGGCTCGGATGCGGCCTCCCGAAGTTTGGCTTGGTTTAGCCATTTTTCTTTTGGCGCATTCCGCGCTTTTAATGCGCGTCCGTTCGGGCAGATGCAGTAGTGCAATCCGCCGCATTCGACGTGAGCCGGGGTGCGAATACCGCGTGTATCAATTACGCCCGTCTGCCCACACAGCGAGCACAGATTGTTCGATAAGAATTCAAGCCACAATTCCATCGGCGTTTCCTCCGTCCTTCCCGTCACAGGTGCGGCCTCCCGACGTTTCGCATAGATCTTTTCATAGGCGGCGTATTGGTCCGGCGTGAGATATTTCATGCAGACCCAGCCTTCGGGCGAGTGGCACGCGGTTCTGCCATCGGGTGTTACAACTAAACTTCGCCCCGTCTTGCAGCCCTCGCATTCATGTTCTGGGTGTGGCGGCGTCCTTCCCGTGCCCGTGGAGTGCCACGGATCGTCGCAAAATACGGATTTCCCTGCGCCATTTATCAGGTGCGGCTCATGTGATTCGTATCCGCAACCTGGGCATTTCTCCTGCGTCTCTGGCTTGTCTGCTGAGTCGGTCATCGGCGCTTTCCTTTCTTCGGCGAACGTTCCAGGCTGCGCTCCAGCATAGATAGCGGCACATGAAATTGAACCGTATCCGCCCCAGTGTTTCGTTCCAAATGTGCGGACTCGACCACGAAGGTCAGCTTGCGCCCATCCTCGTAATACCAGACATGCTCGTTAACTTGCTGCGGCGAACGCGATTGCTTCTCTCCCGGCATATCTCACTCTCCCCCTACTAGCTTGAACTGCTCTCCGATGTAGCGCGAGTAGGCTGGCGGGATGGCTTGCGAAAGTTCGTCGCGGGTCATCCAATCAATACCCATTGCTCGTTTTGCTTCCG